TGTACTGACTACGGGATTCGACTACCCTGCCCTAGACACCGTTGTTTTGGCACGCCCGACGAAATCTCTCGGGCTCTACTATCAGATGGTAGGCCGAGCTATCAGACCTTTTGAAGGAAAGGACGGGTGGATAGTTGACTTGTCGGGAAACTATAGCCGATTCGGAAATGTCGCAGACCTCTTTATTAGCAGACCTCCAGGAACCACGAAATGGGCGGTGTATTCCAGAGGAACACAATTAACTAATGTCGTACTAAGATGAGCGTTCTAAATGAGCTTATTGAATATAAGCAAAGAGATTCCGCATTAGGAACTGAGTATTTAACTCTCTGTCCGCATTGCAGAAAGGGAGTATTTACACAAGAACCAATTTATGTAGGAAGTTTAGCTTGCCGTTTATGTATTGATTTTGCGAACATGACGGACAAATATGTTACATGTAAATTCAAAAGAAATGTTTCCAATTTATAAGAAAAAGAAGAAATCTCCTTCTGCTCCCAAAAAGAGAAAGAAGAGTAAGCCTGATTTAGTCAAGAGACTAGACAAGGTGTTTGCGTTGTATATACGTCTGAGAGACTGCATGCCGAGCGGCATGGGACAATGTATCAGCTGCGGAAAGATAAAGCCGTACAGAGAGCTTGATTGCGGTCATTTCTTCGGACGTTCCAACATGGCCACCAGATTTGATGAAGATAACTGCAATGCAGAATGTATCGGGTGTAACAGAGTGAAGTCAGACCATCTTATATACTACCAGGAGAATCTGATAAAGAAGATTGGTGTTTCCCGATTTTCCACTCTGCGAGAGCGTGCTCACTCCATCAAGAAATGGGATGACGATGAGTTGGAGAAAATGATTAAGTATTATACTAATGAAGTAAAGAGACTGAGTTATGAGAAAGGTATCACCGTTAATCTGTAAAAAATATAAGTCCCCAGTGTTTCACAACACCGAGGACTTGAACCAATTAAAATCCTATAAAGATTATACTTTAAAGGGATTTGTTTGCAAAGGTAATGAATTATTTTCAAATTGCCAAATAAATCCCAATAAAAAAAGCCTGCTCGCCAGCAGGCTAAAGAGAAACCCATACAATATTCTTTTACAGAATATAATGGAAAAAACTTACTGCAAAAGTACTAAAAAAAATTGAGATAGCCAAATATATATCTAAATATATTTTGGTATTTTTGAATATTTAAGTTAATTCTTTTGCATATATCAGATAAAATTCGTAATTTTGCATTAAGGAGAAACAATATAGTTATAAATAAAATATTATACAATATGGAAGAGACAGAATTTCTAAGAGATTTTGAAGGAATCAAGGACTACAGAACGTTCTTGGTAGGCTTGGACAAACAGTTCAAGTCGGCAGGTGTGTTGTATCGTGAGTTTAAGATTTTGGAGGGGATGGCTTTTATCGCTTTAAAGATTAGCCCTTCTATCCACAATTTTATCTCTAAGCAGCAAAGTGCTGTTTACAGTAAGTTGCAGACAGAAGTTGACTCCCTGGCAAATAGTATAAAGCGAGGTAAGATATGCTTCATTAAGAACGAGGACTTGAACCAATAAGATTATGAAATATAATTGCATCAGAAATAGTGATTCTCCAGAAGTAATGAGAGCAAGGGTGAAGCACGGCATAGCTGCCTACGGCATCTACGTTGCTCTTATGCAACTATTGGAGGAAGACGAGGATCATAAGCTGTCAAAGGATTATTCTATGATAGCTTATGAGATGCGTGTTGATGTTTCCGTGGTGCAATCTGTAGTTGAGGATTTTGATTTATTCGAGGTTGAGGAAGAATATTTCTATTCTAAGGAACTTTCAGACACCATCGAGCAGGCAAGAAAAGTCAGCGAAACTAGAGCTAGAGCCGGTCGTGCAGGTGGTGCAGCAAAGGCTAGAAATTTCGTAGCAAATGCTAAGGAATCTTCTAGCAAATGCCAAGCAAATGCTAGCGAATCTCTAGCAAATGCTACAAATTCTCTAGCAAATGCTACAAATTCTCTGGCAAATGCTACAGATATTCTAGCAAATGCTAGCGAATCTCTAGCAAATGCTAAGCAAATGCCAGAGTCCAAAGAAAGTTCCCCAAACCCTTCAAAGAATATATATTCCGTTCCTACGGAACGGGAAGATAATATAAAATTATCTTCTCCTTCTAGCGCGCGCACGAGGAAATCGAAACCGAAAGAGTTTACCATCTGCCACAAGGGACGGCAAATATTCGAGAAGTATTACCAAGAACTCTATGACTCCGCCTATTATTGGCAACCCAAGGATGCAAAGGCTATGAACTCTATCCTAAAGAAGATTTCTTTTGCTAGAAGTCACAAAACAGTGCCGCTTCCGATAGATGACGAGAGCTTGCTTAAGGCATTGGAAGAGTTTCTACGTCGTATCGACAAGACTTGGATAATGAACAATTTTTCGGTTAACAAAATTGATTCTCAATACAACGAGATAGTATCAGAAATGAAAAATCATAGACAAAACGTAACAGACAATGGAAACAATACAAAGACAGGATGGAAAGCTCCAGACCACAAAGACACATCAGCGTATCGGTCGGGGTTTGGAGTTGCCGTTGGAAAATAGAGAAGTCAAGAACTTTCTTTACTATGCCTACAAACGAGAGGTAGAGAAAAGAAAAAGAACGTTCGTCTTCACTGACGAGCTAAAGGAAGCAATATCGAAAGTCGGGGATTTTCTTACTATAGAGACAAACTTTTACGGGCTGTTTATGCCCGGCAGTATTGGAAACGGCAAGACTACAATGCTAAAGGCTATTCGAGATTTGCTAGTTCATCTTGTGGACTCAAACAAGATTAGCTATTGCGAGGGTGACAAATATCCGCGATTCGTCAAGGCTAGAGATATGGCTTACATGATTCACGAAGACATAAACGAGTTCAGAGCAATCATGAACACTAAGTTTCTCTTGATTGACGATTTGGGTGCTGAGCCAACGGAGATAGTCACTTACGGAATGCACTACAAGCCGTTTGACGAGTTGTTGGACTATCGCTATGAGCAGATGCTGCCCACGATTATAAGCTCAAACCTAACGGCCATTGACATCGGACAGAAGTACGATGACCCAAGAATTGTAGATAGAATGCACGAAATGTTTGATATTTTAAGTTTTGAGGAGGTATCGTTCAGATGAGTTTAGCACAATCACCATATCAGAATCAGCCATTAGTGAATGACACAAAGGCTGAGCAGTATGTTATCGGAAGTCTTCTTGTTGATCCTACCGCATACACTCTAGTAAGCCAGTATCTAGATGAAGACTGTTTTTACGACCCCATGTGTAGGGATATATGGAAGGCTGTTGATAATATGGGAAAGCAAGGTATGCCGATAGATGTCATATCAGTTTCTGCCGAGCTCAGTAAGCAGAAGTCGAATGTAACAGCATTGGACTTGATGAACATTTCGGCACAGATTGCATCATCTGCACATGTAGAATATCATGCCATCAGATTGCAGGACCTTGGTAGAAGAAGAAAACTCTGGGTTGTCGGGCAGCAGCTTTCCAAGGTTGGATTATCGGAAGAGATTCTGACCGCAGACGCCCACCAAGAGGCTATAGAGAGTATCGGAGGAGTATTTGAGAAAGCAGATGGAGTGTTCACGCTCGATGATGCAATGAATAGTCTAAACGAGATAATGGTTAAGAATGCCACCGTTGGAGGTGTCACGACAGGAACCAAGACCGGTATGGAGAGATTCGATGAAAAGGGAGGTCTGCAGAAGTCTGATTTGATTATCGTTGCCGGCGAAACTTCTCAGGGAAAGACGAGCCTCGCACTTTGCATGACAAGACACGCCATCGAGAACGGAGCAAAGGTTGCTTTCTACTCTATGGAAATGACGAAGGAGCAGCTTACGGCACGTCTGCTTTCTGCCAAGACGAACATCCCGGCCAACAATATCCTCTATTCGGGCAGTCTGGCGCCAAGCGAGATAAGGATGATTGATGATGCTAGAGGCAAGTTACCCGGAGAGAATTTATTCTTTGATGACAAGAGCACGTCAAATATAGATTCTATCCTTCTTTCCATCCGAATGCTTAAGATGCAGAAGGACATAGACGGAGCCGTAGTAGATTACTTGCAGATTCTTAACGTAAACTCCAGGAGTACGAGTTTCAGCAGGGAGCAGGCTATGGGTGATGCCGCACGAAGATTCAAGAACCTCGCAAAGGAACTGAACATATGGATCATCGCCCTAAGTCAGTTGTCTAGAGATAGTAACTGCCCGGAGCCGAATCTGAACCGACTGCGCGATAGTGGACAGATAGGAGAAGCTGCCGATGTTGTCATCCTAGTCTATCGAGCAGAGTATTACAATAGAGCGTACCCTGCCCCATTTGATAATAAGGACGATTATCCTACTGACGGAACGGCTATGATAGACGTTGCCAAGGGACGTAATATCGGAACATTCAAATTTTTTATGGGATTCAACAAAAATACGACAAATTTTTTCAAGACGAATTTAATCAACGAAGATGTACAGGTGCCTTTCGAAAAGCCAGAAGAAGCAGATGCACCATTCTGATAATCAGATAGTTATAAAGTACTACGATTTAGTATTTTTAACTAAAATAATCGTTAGTATATTTGCATATATCAGAAAATTTTCGTACCTTTGCATATAGATAAAAGGTAGTACTTTTGACTATTCAGAGCCTACCTTACAAGTTGAACCAATTAAAATTATAAAGATTATGAATACAAAATTAAACTCGCTTAACGAAAAGCAGAGAAAGTTGTGGGCAATAATTCGAGAGGCATTGAATTATGAAGACACGGATGAGGACTTTTATGAATTTAAGGAAGAGGCTGAAGGTCTGCTTGCTGACGATGAGGAAGATTTCTATGTTACATACAATAGTATGGATGACTTTGATGCTTCTGATGTGATAGACCTCATTAACGAATAGTAATCATTAATAATTCGAAGGCTATGGAAGAATCTTTATCAGAGTACATGCTTCGCAGATTTTGTTCTGCTTATCCAACGGTTCCAATTACGCTTTCAAAAGTCAAGGCTTATCTTGACACAGTTGATGATTGGAGAGAGTTAGACGATAGCCATTTGGCGTTATTATACAATTTTAATCTTAAAAAATAGAAAGGGAATAATTATGAGAAATTCAAATTTCAATCTTATCAAGTCTTTGGGCTATGTTGTAGTGTTGGTAAGTATGGCTTCGCACTCTGTACCGCACGAATATTGGCAAAACACAGAAGACGGACTTCTGTATGGTCATGTTGGTGACAGTGAAGAAGAACACAAACTTTTAATGATGGAAGGTGCTGTATGAAATATTGTATCGAAAGAATTTGCCCCACAGGTGATGTTTCCGAAGAGTTTGGAGACTACTCCGATGAAAAGGAAGCTAACAGAAACGCAGAGCTACTAAACATGGTAGATCCATTTAATAACTATAAAGTAAAGAAAGAAGCATGAAATACCAAGAGTTCAAGAAAAAGCAGCAGGATGAGTTTGGCAAGCTGCCAATGAAGGCTGCATTTGGAGACAAGCAGTTTAAGGAAATGATGGCTGAATGGGGGCTTACCACAAGTAAGGAAGACCTGGAAAAGATATGTTCCATTGGTGCCGGTGCTTATTGTCTCAAAAAGGATTACCACTTATTTCTGGTATTCGGTGAGCGTTCCGTTAAGGAATCAGAGGAGTTTCTGAGCAGCGATGAGAATTTGGTGGATGCCTTGAAATATGAATTTGGCAATCATGAGTGTGGCCTTACCTTTGAGTTTGAAAATGGTATCATCGCTTTGGGATATACCGTTAAGGAGTTTCTTTCAGATGACAGAAAGAAGAAGCTTTTTGTAAAGGCACGTAAGGAATACATTAATAGTCTGGAGGGTTAATATGAATACAAAGAATTTTGGAAACGGATATGTAGGTATCAAGATCAACAGTATTTCAGAAATAATGAAATACAATGCTCTAAAAGAGCAATTTTCTATTTGGAACGAGCATGAAGGCACTTTTGATGACGATGTCGAGGTTACGGATGACGATGGAAACGTCACTGAACGAGAGCCGACAGAAAACGAGAAGATAGAGCGTTACCTGGAAGCTTTCAATAATGGAACCGTTTTATATGCAGTTTTCCAGCTGGATTGTGGACGAGTCTTTTCCGATTTAGCTACTACATATCAGAGCAAGTATGCTATCGGACAGCAGGTCTTCATTATGAGGGACAACAAAATTGTTTCGGGTAGAATTGTCCTTATATCTCTTTCAGACTATGAAGATGACAAAAAGCTTTATGTTGATTATCATTCTAGAGATATCGGAGAGAGAATATACAATATAGTGAGTACAAATTTGTGCCCTACAAGCTATCGAAATTATTATTCTTTCAGTGAGCGCGACCGTATAGAAAGATGTCTCAAAGCAGCACTAAATAATAATTATGTTATCCTAGATATAGACAGAAACTATGTAAGTAAAAGGCTTGGAGATATATTCTCTTCAAAAGAAGAACTTGTCAAACATTTAATGGAACAATAATTATGAACGTTATAAGAGTGACAGGAAATACAAAGAACAGAATAGATGCCATCTTTACGGGCAGCAAGTATCTGTTCTTCAGCCCGGACTTTGGGCTCGTTGCCATTGCAACGAGAATATCAATGGATGAGAACTGCTCTTACTTCAATGTTGAGCTGACAGAACAAATTAAACCTAAGTTGATCTACAAGGTTGTTGAAAAGGAAGAAGCTTCCATTAAACGTATCTGCCAATTCAACTGCATCAATTTAGGAGAAATGCCACAGCATACTCTTCCATACGTGATAGACTTAACATTGGAAAGGAGATAGCTATGGTTGTAAAGGAAATGGTTCAGTACAAAAGAACTGCTGATATGGAAGAACTCTATCTGATGCTCAATAATGATTCTGTAGCCTACGACCTTTGGCACGATGCTGCAGAAAAGTACGCCCTGAAGATGGTAAATGGCGAGGCGGTAATGATGGAGAATGTCGCCCATGTGATGATTGCAAGAATCATCCAGTCATGTGACAGACTGATAAACTGGCGCAGAAAGATGATTACTGATGCCCTGGATATTACCAAAGAGCAGAAGGAGATTGTCGCATGGCAGTGGTTCTACAATAGCATGATGGATTTATATACTTATTATAAAGGTAGGCAAAAGTAAGGTTTAACATAACGGGTATTAAGGACACCTACAAGTTAGATACCTTATTCTTATCTGGCAGCCGGAAAGACGGCAGCCTACCTTTCAAGATATAAAAAATATGAAAGATTACGATTACTTATCTCTTATCGTAGAGATTTCCCCGCAGCATCAAAGTTGTTTTGAGGAAATTGAGGATTACGAGAAGGTTTGCAGACTGAATAGTGTCGGTGACCAGAATGCCATCTTGGAATTCATGCTCCAATGGGATTATGGAGAAGATACATCAGATACACAAACAGAGTTAGATAAATATGAAGATGTGCTCATCGAGACCGACACACATATTCTTGCAAGATGTGAATCCAAGAACTTCGGTTGGCAGGGTGACGCATTCTTCCTTTACAGAAAGGACAAAAAGAAATGAAGAATATTTATCATATACATCAGTCTTCCAATTCCTATTGGGATAGCCGTTGGACTGACACAGATTATTATCTTTGCGACAGCGAGGATGAGTATCAGCAGAAATTAGCTGAATATACCGAGAAGCGTAAGCAAATCGAGAAGGAGTTCAAGGAGAACCCAACGCAACTTAGCAAGAGTCGCGCACTATTCTTGCAGCTCAGCAAGGAACAGAAGGTGCATGCCAGCGAATACTACTACGGTCATGAATGGTGCGGTAAGGAGTTCGATGCTTTCGGTTTCTGCTGGAGTGAGAGGTTGGAGAGAAGCACGCATTACAAGTACTTCTTGAAGCCGGGTTCCGTAACAAATGAAAGCGTAAGTTCTGCCGTTGGCAGATTTACAGGATATGGAAGTTAAACTTAATAAGATTGGAGGTGAGTCATGTAGAATTAAGTAAAAATCATCGTTAATCAATGGTCGGGATTAAATAACAAACAATGTTTGATATTCTTTATTTTGCGACAGCTCGGAAAGACGGCACCCGACCTTTAATTTACAGCATTATGAAAAGAAGTGAATTATTTATGGCTTGTGCCAACGAGTATAGTTACAGATGCAATTCCGATTGCGACAACTGTCAGCTATACCTTCGTTACTTAAAAGAAAAGGAGGATTAATCATGGATGAGAACAAAGATATCATCAATGTAAAAAAGTCTAGTATAGAAGCAGACTTCCCTATCGGGCAAAAGCTTTCTATCAATGGCATTAATTGTGTTGTGGCAAAACGAGGGTCTTGTCCAAATTGTATTGTATGTATTCCAAACGTTCATCGCGATGACGTCGAGATAACTTGCGAAGATTTAGCTTGCCTTGCACGTGAACGTAAAGATAGAACTAGTGTTCATTTTAAAAAGATTTAATTATGAAGGTGCACTTGATTTATAAAGAAGATGCCTGGCACACAAAAGGAAGCGGCAAATTGCTCAGGGTAGCTGATAACCTTCAGAAATGCTACGCAACAGCCGAGGCTAACGGAGCTTCGGAAGAGCAACTTAAAGATTTGCGCAATATCGGGCAGAGCCAATGTAGTGGTAAAAACTATGAGTTTAATATTGAAACATGGGAGGTAACATAATATGAAATATGATGTTTGCATTCAAGAAACTTTGAGTAAGACAATAACCGTAGAGGCAGAATCAAATACGGATGCTTGCTCCATGATTAGAGAAAAGGTTAAGAATGGTGAGATTGTCCTTTCTGCCGACGATTACACCGGTTGTAGAATTATAACGGCACAGAAAGCGTATGGAAGTGAAGACAACGAAGACTGAGTTCAGAGAACTGCTTAGTGTTCTAGAAAAAGCAGCAGCTTTTATTAATGAAAAATCCACAAGACCCAAAGACTTTGATTTGGCTAGAAGATTAATAAGGTCAAAGGCTTTGCTAGCGAAAAGGAATGGCAGTCTTCAAGGAGAAAGCGGCGATAGTCATTAACGGCATCGTGTACGTAGCGGAACCAATGGATGATTGCGAGGATTGTGCGTTTTGTACGGGCTTGGCACAATGCAGCGTAGATTTCATTTGCATCTCTATGAGAGAAGCTTTCCGTAAGGGATTCAGAAACAAGCCCATCGGTTTCAAAAAATGGAAAGGTTATGAAAGGATCAGAAACATTCAAGAAGGTAATCAAGGCATATCTTGACAAGCGTGCAGCAGAGGATGAATTGTTCGCAAAGGATTACGCCAAGCCTGGCAAGAATATCGATGATTGCTGCGACTTTATTATCTCAGAGGTCAAGAAATCCGGAAGACAGGGGTTTGACGATGATGAGATTTATGGAATTGCAATTCACTATTATAATGAAGAAGAAGTTTCATTCACCAAGAATCAGAATTGCACCATTGTTACAAATCTCTCAGACCAGACCAAGGAGAATCTGGAGAAGAAGGCTGAGGAGGAATTCAAGCAAGCCAAAATCATCGAACTCCAGAAGAAGGAGTCCGCAGAGAAGGAACGCTTGAAGAAGAAAGCCGAGGCTCAGAGAAAGAAGGATGCAGAGATTGGACAGTTGAGTTTGTTTGATTTTTAAATATGTGAGTTATGAAGCCAAGAAATAAGACAGAACGTGAAGTTGTAAAACTCTCAGATAGAATACCGGAGTTATCAGACAAGCAACGTGAGTGGGCCATCAAGACTTGCATCTCTGAAGATGATGCCTACAAATACAGTGATAGATTTTCTAGAGGATGCTTCTACCTTGTATGCACATTCAAGGGATGGCAGGTTCTCAGGTACTTCCAGGTAAGAGTGAAGTTCCGGTTCCACAAGATGGTTAAGGAGAAGATTTACTTCAAGGAGTGTATGCAGCAATGGTTGAAAGACGGGGAATATGTTTTTCTTGCCAAGCAGCGAACCAGCGGATATATAGAAGATGCTTTTTCTGCTTTCGGAAAGTTGGAAGTAAGAACGCATACTGTATGGAGTTTCTTGGGTGATCCTCGTGATATTGGATTCGATGGAGTATATTACGCTTCAGTCCAAGGCAAGTATAAATATGCTCTCAGAGACTTCGGGGAAAAGATTCTGTGTGACGAAATCTTCCGTTCCGTCAATGCTAACCCATACAATGAAACTCTCATGAGACGTGATATTGATATGTGGAAGGTGTGTAAGTACCATGAAGCTGTCTTCGACAGAGAAAAAATGTCTGCCGTCAAGATTGTTGTCAGACACGGAAAGGCTTCTTATATTTACGATAGCTTGTGGTGGGATATGCTCGACAGTATTATGTATCTTAAGAAAGATGTACGTAACCCTTCTATAGTTTGCCCGGAGAATCTTCGTGAGGCGCACGACAAGTGGCTAAAGGCAGCAGACAACAAGAAAAAGAAAATGGAGGACAGAATGACTAAGCTGCGTTTGATTGCGGAAGAGAAAATGCAACTCAGATATCTGGAGCAAGCTGCTAAAGCCGAAGAGGAGAATAAGAAAAAGGCAGAAGCAATGGCTAATGTATATGTTGACAGAAGAAAGCAGTTCTTTGACATTGACATAAAGGATGGCGCCATAGACATACAGGTTCTTAAGTCCGTCCAGGAGTTCTTTGAAGAGGGCAAGGAAATGGGGCACTGTGTATTTAGGAACGGTTATTACGATGTGAACAGAAAGCCGAACTGCCTCATACTTTCTGCCAAGGTAAACGGGCAGCGTATGGAGACAATCGAGGTAAACTTAGCCGATGTTACTGTTGTTCAATGCCAGGGCCACGGAAACATCAATTCCGCTTTTCACGATACCATTCTGAAGCTTATCAAAGATAATCTGTGGCAGATAGAATCTAGGCTTCCGAACAGAGCAAGCAGAACGGCGTAATTTTTAGTATTTTTGGCTAAATTTTCCGCTTGATATATTTGCATATATCGGGATTTTTTCGTACCTTTGCGTATGAGAAGAGCCTATTTTGCGGTGTTTTTGACTATCCAAGCCGCATATATGCACAATTTTATGTTAAAATATAGTTAATTTTAGATTTTAGGTATTTAATCATTAAATATTTTATTAAATTTGCAGCGATGGAATACGATTACAGTAAGCTCAGAGAGTTCATCAAGCGTTGTAAGTGGCAATGGGCCACTTCAATGATAGACGTTCCTCATGAGTACATTCACAGAGACAAGTGCGCATTGACAAACGACGAGTTCTATTACTTCGTCAGCGCACAGCGAGACAATGGAGTCCATGAAAGATGGGGAAAGTATAATTTTCCTTACCTTTACATTGACGGTTACAAGTATTGGACGATGGGTGACCCATTCGAGACTACTTGGATTTTGAACAGACAGAAGGTTTTCAACGAGTTCGACTTCCTGGAGTGGCCGGTACCGAGAATCTATTCGAATCAGGAAATGGACGTGATGGCAAAATCTATCATGTTCACGTTCAAGGACAGAAGATTTTTCGAGGCAGGCATCGGAAACGGAGACTTCGTCGCTTTCACCAAGATAAAGCCGGAAATGTATTATGGAGTTGATCCTAGCAAGAAAGCAATCAAGCAGTTCAGGGAGAAGACCTCTGGTTTTTTCCGAAGATGTTCTACTATTTCTTTTGAGGAGGCGATAAAGAAATGGATGTCGGCAGACAGCGTTGTGGTTGCTCTTTTCGGTACCGCTTCCTACTTCATGCCTCAGTATCTCCGCAAACTGGGCGAGAGTGGTTTGGATTATTGCCTTATGTTCTACAAGGATGACTACACCCCTGCAGAGTTCGAGGAAATGCACCATTTCACCTATGACAGAATGCAGTTGAAATCGATGTTCCCGAATTGTAACATATACAATCACAAGAATTTCGTAACCATTTCAAGTAAAAAAATCACCTGGCAACAGGCAACAGTAGAAAATGAATTATTCCCAGTATGATAAAATAGCAAGTAAGTACGACACTTTGTTTCGTGATGAAATGAGTCTCGTTGAGAACCGTGAGGTGGGGCAAATGCTCCCACCTCTCAGCGGTTCAATCCTAGACATCGGATGTGGTACCGGCTTGCTGACAGAGATTGCAAAAATCGACCCACAGGAATATCTAGGAATTGATCCTAGTAAAGGAATGTTGGAGCAGTTCACTAACAAATACCCAGCCTATAAGGATAGGGTTGTATGTGAGCCTTTCGACGGAAAGAGTTTAGATTGCAGGAATTTCGACAATATCGTAGCATTGTTCGGTTCCCCATCTTATCTTTCCCGTTATGCCGTTCTGGCAATATCGCAGTGCAAGGCTCGCAAGTTCTTGATGTTCTACAAGGAGAAATATCATCCGGTCACTTATGAGAAGTGTGATGTGGAGTTCAGACATTTTTTCTATTCAAAGAAGGTCTTGTGCAGTCTTTTTGGTGAAGAAAACGTATCAGAGTATCACAATTATTTAATAGTAAATTGCGTATGACATCACAGAAAGGTTTGCGTTATGATGGCAGTATTGACAAATACCCCATCACAGAAGGCGAGATTTACAGTTTAGGCAATGGTAGCAAGATTACCATTGCCGATATTACTTTGGGGCTTCCGGAGTTTTCAAAGAATGCCGATTGCGTATTCATCGACCCAGCAGGAAGTAAAGGTGTCCTCAAAGCGTATTATACCAAGGCGGAGAAGCAATGCCCGGTTGATAATTTTGACGAGTTCGTTGCCCACATCAAGAGGTGCATCGAGCAGATTAATCCGGACAGACTATTCGTCGAGTGCTTCTACAGAAATAAGAAACAGTTGGTTCCTATGGTAGAATCGCTGTTCCCTCATGTAAAAATCTACGAGAACACCTATTATCATAAGCCAGATTGCAAGTGCTGGATTATCCAAGGCACCAAGCAGGCAGAAGACTGGGGACTCCAGGGAATGGATGAATGGGATGCGGTGTTCAAGATTTGTAAGGATGTTCCGTTCAGCTCTATCACAGACTTCTTCATGGGTCAAGGACTTGTTGCCCAAGCAGCCTATGCCGCAGGTAAGGTTTTCTATGGTAGCGATATGAACAGAAACCGTTTGGCTGTAGCCATAAGCAAGGTAGCCAAGCGAGGTGGAGAATGGACAGTAACTAAATAATTACGCATATGATTAAACTCTCTCAGATTATCATCCTCAACGTTCCGAAGCGAGAACGTGAGGGCAAATACCTTAAGAAGTTGATAGAGACCAGCACGAAACCTTATGGTATTCCTGTCAGTATCTCTATGGACCGAGGTAAGGGTCTTTGGGACAATTATTCCCAAGCGTTGACGCAAGAGGTAGCAGAAGGAACCCATCGAATGGTTATCCACGATGACATTACCTTTGACCGCAACATTCTTGCCAAGATTTTACATATTCTCTCTTTTGCTCCAGAAAACAACGTTATCAGTTTCTACAATCCAACAAATGGTGACTATACTGATTGTTACGCAAAGGGCAAGCACGTTATTTCTACAAAGACTAATTTCTGGCTGCAGGCTAGCGTATATCCAAATGACCTAGCCAAGGACTTTGTTGAAACTTCAAACAAGATGACGGATGATCAGACACGTTATGATGATTCGCGCCTTAAGGCATACCTTCAGGCAAAGGGTATCGACCTTTACGCTATCGTTCCCGGTCTGGTTCAGCATTTCGGTGCATACAGAAGCACGTTCAACAATCCAGGCGCCGTAGGTGGCATTCCTAGGAACAGCAAGACCTACGACAACCAGTTTGATGTAGAGTCTGTAGATTGGGAGAGTGAGTTCAAGAATCCTTATTTGGCTAAGTCAAGCAAGGATTGGGTTAAGGAAATCGTAAACAAGGAATTTCTCGATGAATACAAAAAACTCTAAGGAAAATCTAGCCTTGAAATTGGCGAAGGACAATATCGAGGTTGAGCAGGTGAAGCCGCTGCACATTGAATACGTTAAGGTTGATGACATTTATCCGAATGACTATAACCCTAATACGCATGATGCAGACAGCTTCGACCTTCTCATCAAATCGTTGCTCTATTTCGGATTTACTCAGCCTATCGTTGTCAACCGCTCGACGATGCAGATTGTGGACGGAGAGAACAGATACCGCGCCGCCTGCGTCATCGGATATGAAATGGTTCCTGTATGCTTCGTTGACTTCGACGAAGAGAAGTTGAGATATGCAACAATCATGCACAATGCCGCTCGCGGCCACAACAATAATGAAATGATGGGCAGGCTTAAGGATTACCTTGACACCCATTTCAGTAATTCCAGCGACAAGGTATTATTAAACAATAGAAATAAGAAATGATATTTTACAGTGACAAAAACGTTTATGAGGCAGCTCTTGAAAGATTCAGATATATCTTTCGGGAGTTTTATGGTAAGCGTAAGATTGTCGTTACGATGTCGGGAGGAAAGGACTCTACCGTGGTTCTCAACCTTGCGCACGAGGTTATGAAGGAGATGGGAATTGAAAAGATTCCTGTCCTCTTCCTAGACCAAGAGGCAGAGACTCCAATGACTATCGAGTATATACGATACATCATGCACTTGCCGTGGGTTGAGCCGTATTGGATTCAGTCATACTTCCAGGAATGGAATGCCTCAAAGGGAGAATGGTTCAATGTATGGGGGCCTGGAGAAAAATGGATTCGTGAGAAGGAACCAGATTCTTATGGAGATTTGGAAATCCCACACAATCAGTATTTCTCCAAGACCCTTGATCAGGTACACAGAATGCTCTTCGGCAAAGACTACCTAACTTTGGGCGGTGTTCGCATCGAGGAGTCGCCGGCACGTTTGTCGGGTCTTACTAGAGGTGAGTGCCTTCCAGGTATCACGTGGGGAGGTGGTGGCGGATATTATAAAGACGGCACACCGAGAAGTCTGGTGCTCTACCCTATTTGGGATTGGAAGGTTTATGATGTATGGTATTACATCTTCAGCAACAAGCTTCCGTACTGCAAGCTATACAACTATCAGTTCACGCAGAAGCCACTCAGAGCGTGCCGAGTTAGTTCCCTCATTCATGAGCAGGCTATCCACGACTTAGGTTTCATCAAGGAGGTTGATCCATGGTTCTATGACAAGCTGGTACGAAGAGTAGCAAACGTCAATACGTCTGTGCACGTCTTCAATGAAGTAGCAACATATTGCTATAATTTGCCACCTTATTTCAAGGATTGGGATGAATACGTTGACTATCTTGCAGATAATCTTTGTGAGGATAAGAAGAATGCAGAGACTATCAAGAAGGGTTACCGTGCTGCCAAGAAGAGAAATGCAGCTAAAGCCGGTCATTGCCAGGAGTGCATTGATTATGTAATACATCAGATTGGCTACACAAGTGCCGTCTGCGTAATTGCGGAGGATTTCGGAATGAAGCGCATTCAGAGCGTAGAGCGTTCTTTGCGTCAGTATTTGAGCGACAATTATGTTAAAATAGAAAAAGCTAATAAGGAATATGAATCTTCAAGAGAACATCAAGAAGGAGTTTGATGCTGCCAAGGATAAGGTGCAGTTTTTGAACGACCTCAGAAAGTATATCAGTTCCTTATCTCCGGAGAAAGTCAACCCTGTAGATTGCGTTCTTTGGGTTGACAAGGATATGGTTGTAGCCAACAACTACAACCCTAACCATGTGGCAGATAAGGAAATGCGTCTTCTCTATACATCCGTGAGGGAAGACGGTTACACTATGCCTATCGTTACTATTTGGGACGAGAAGCTGCAGAAGTATGTAATCATCGACGGTTTCCACAGAAACCTCGTTATTCGCAAGTTTGCGGACATCAATGAGCGATGTGGCGGAAAGTTGCCGATTGTGGTCCTAGACAAGGACATCGACCAGCGTATGGCTTCAACCGTAAGACACAACCGTGCCCGTGGAAGTCACTCTGTAGATGGAATGGTAAACATCGTCTTCAATATGCTCAGAGATGGTGTGTCTGAGCGTGAGATTTGCGAAAAGGTAGGTCTGGAACAGAAGGAACTTGTAAAGCTTAAGTATGTAACCGGTTTCGCCAAGATTTTCAAGAATTATAAGTATAATGCGGCTATCGAAAAGGTTGTCGACGAGAGACGCGTAGCAAGAGAGACAGCCAAGAAGAAGGAGGATAAGAAATGAAAGTAAAGTCAGTTAAGCTCAGTGAAATCTTTCCTTACTATGACAACCCTCGTGACAACACGAATGCGGTTGAGCCTACGAAGGAGAGTATCAAGCGTTTTGGATTCGTTAAGCCTATCCTCGTTGATAAGGCAGGTGTAATCATTGCTGGTCACACAAGATACGTGGCTGCTTACCAGTTGGGAATGGAGTTCGTTCCTGTCGTTTACTCGGATATGGACGACGAAATGGCAAAGAAGTACCGCATTCTCGATAACAAGCTGGCAGAGAAGTCTTCTTTTGATGAAGACCAGCTTTTGGAGGAATTGCGCAATATGGAGGTTCCTACCGATATGCAGGCATTCTTCTTTGAGGATATCAACCAGATGCTTAACTTCTCCCTCGACAGCATCAACCAGCAGGCAGAAGAGTATGGTGGCTTCCAAGATGACTATTCTCAGGTGGAAGAGGAGAACTTCGAGGCTCCATCAAATGAAGAGGCTGGTGAAAGCGAGGAAGCTCCTTCGGATGAGGAGGAAGACCCTGCCAAGGATTTGTTCGTTCTCAAAGAGCGCGAGGACGGTTCACATTATATGAAGGTCGTTTGCCCATATTGCGGAAATATGGAAACAATAGAAATTGAGGATTAACAGGTATGGAAGAGATTAAGATTAATGACAAGGTAATTGAGTTACCTATTGACAGTATCGTGCCTCATGACGGTTCGCACAAGACCGACGAGACGGCAGTACAGGCAATCATGCAGTCCATCAAGGATTTCGGCATCACTCAGCCTATTTCCGTTGATAAGAACAACGTGATTGTAACCGGTAACGGTGTATATAAGGCTGCTAAGGCATTGGGAATGGATAAGGTTCCATGCATCCGTGTCGACTATCTGACTGACGAGCAGATTAAGCAGTATAGAATCGCTGATGACAAGACGTCCGAGTTCGCCACTTGGAACGAGAAGAAGCTTCGCAAGGAGCTCTCCTATCTCGGTGATCCTAACAGCATTCAGTTTGCTTTCGATGAGAGCATTGCCGGTATGCTTGGACTCAACGCTAAGCCAAAGGAACAGAAGCCTGCGGCCGCACCTTCAAAGGCTGAAACTAACCATACTGCTAAGAAGGTCGTAACGGAAGCCCAGAAGGACCAGAAGTTCAAGGAGGAAATGAAGGGCGTTGAGGAGAATATCCAGGTCAAGCCTTCAGAGTATTACGAGTATAATTGTTCCGCTTGCGGTAAACTAGTAAAAGTTAAGAAGCCATGACAGATGAATCATCACAGCCGAAAGTAAAGTCTTTCGTACATAGAATCCCCAATCCTGTTGGAAGACCATACAAGATTAAGTCTTCTCAGGAATTATGGGATAAGTTTGTAGCTTACTGTGATGATGTTGAAAATGACCCTTGGCAGCAAAAGACTGGTAGCAACTCCATTGCAGGCGGCAGCGGCAAATCCACAAATTCCATGAGACAAGAGGTAAGGGTTTTCAGAAGAGCCTATACCCTTGTCGGATTTTGTGCTTTCTGTGGCATCGTTCAGAAATGGGCGGATTTCAAGAGAGGTAATCTTAAGAGACCAGGCTTTGAGCAGGTGATAACACAGATTGAGAATGTCGTGATGGCACAGCAGATTGATGGCGCCATGCTTCATCAGTTTGATTCCAGCATTGTTGCAAGGCTCAACGGATTGGCAGATAAGCATATTCAAGAAGTAACCGGCAAGGATGGCGAGGACTTCAAGTTCCCTAAGCTGTCCTTGGATGATATTAAAGAATTACAGAAGATAAATGGACTTTGAGAAACAACGTTTTCTTCATAAGCAGTTAGTGGCATCGTCCCTGCTGCAATTCACTACTAAGATGTTCGCCTATACTGCTCGACGTGAGTATGTAATAGGCGAACATCACAGGATTATATGTGATGCGCTCATGGATGTGATAAGGGGAAAGACTAACAAGCTGATTATCAATATCAGCCCTCGTTACGGAAAGACCCTCTTGTGTTCACAGATGTTTATCGCATATGGTCTTGCGCTGAACCCTGCTTCAAAGTTTCTTCATATATCTTATTCCGGAAGTCTCGTCCAGGACAATTCAATGGCAGTCAAGGACACGATAACTTCCACATATTTTCAAACACTATTCCCGAATGTCAAAATCAGAAAGAACGATAACACAAGATCAAAATGGAGCACAACGGCAGGTGGTGGTGAGTATGCTACATCTACCTTGGGTCAGATCACAGGTTTTGGTGCAGGTCAGCCAGACTGGACCGAAGAAGACATAAAGAACATGGATAAGTTCATGGCTACGTTCAACCCCGGTCACTTTTCGGGAGCCATAGTTATCGATGACCCTTTACGACCGGACGATGCTTTGTCCGATAACGTCAGAGAGTCTATCAACAGACGTTTCGAGACAACCATCCGTAACCGTGTAAACTCACGTCATACGCCAATTATCATCGTCATGCAGAGGTTGCACGAGCACGACTTGTGCGGTTACCTTCAAGAGATTGAGCCGAATGAGTGGAAGGTTGTTTCCCTCCCGGTAATACAGACAGACGAGGACGGAAAGGAGCGAGCCTTGTGGCCGTGGAAGCATACGCTGGAGGAGCTGTATAAAATCAAGCATGCCAGCGAGTTCGTATTTGAGACACAGTACATGCAGAACCCTACCCCTATGGAAGGTCTTATGTACCATGCCTTCAGAACATACGATGAGCTGCCGGACAGAAGGTATGCAAGAATGATTGGCAACTACACAGACTCGGCAGATACCGGTTTCGACTTCCTTTGCTCTATATGCTTCGATGCACACGATGACGGCTACTATGTTACCGATGTTCTATACACTAAGCGACCGATGGAATACACGGAACCAGCGCAAGCCAATATGGTTAAGCGCAATCAGACAGACGTGTGTTTCGTTGAAAGTAACAATGGTGGACGCTCTTACGCCCGCAATGTCGAGCGCATAACAAGGGAACACGGAAACAGAATTACCCAGTTCGTAACGTTCACGCAATCGAAGAACAAACAGATTAGAATATTCACTCGCTCCAGCGAGGTAAACAATAAACTAGTCTTCCCTTCTAATTGGGAACAGTTGTGGCCGGAGTTCGCCCACGATATGAAATCCTACAGAAAGGAAGGATATAACGCCCACGATGATGCGCCGGACGCTTGTACGGGCATCATAGAGAAGTGCGAGGAGTGGCTTAACAATGCTACCGATGCACAGCTCAGACGTGGCGGTTTCTTGTAATTTCTTTTTTTACTATGTTAATTAGGCGTTTGCTCGTTAGAGTAGGCGCCTTAACTATTTAGAAATCAGCGTATTAAATTTTAGTATTTTTAACTAAAATAATCGTTAGTATATTTGCGTATATCAGAAAATTTTCGTACCTTTGCATATAGATAAGAGATAGTACTTTTGGTTATCCAGAGCCTACCTTATAAGTTGAACCAATTAAAATTATAAAGATTATGAAGAATTTAGTTTACGCTCGCTTTGAGGCAATGACAGTTGATGAGATTTCAGAGCTTATGAGAATAGCATCTGAAAAGATGGCAATCAAGGTGTCTTCAGCTACACCTACATTGTTCCGAGTTTCAGCATATGGCATCTTTGATGGAGATGCAGAGGACTGGGGCTTCGAGAGTGCAGACTGCGGAATGTTCCAGGGAGAAGAGGTGTTCGAGGCAACCAAGAAGTTGTACGAGACTAAAATCGCATACCCTGTTGATGATTAGCAGGCAAACCAATCGTTGAACCAATTAAAAATAAAGATTATGGGTACTTTGTTAGTTACATTCTACAAGGAAGTGTTTCAGGGTATGGATGACAAGACCTTAGAAAAGGTTGAGTTCGAACATAAGAAGGACGCGAGCAAGAGTGATTATGAGAACATGACAGACGCTTACGACATTGCGGTAAGCAGAGGCCACAATCCTAATAAGAACATTTCAATAAAGGAGGTTTAGCTATGGACGGTATTTTTGAGACAAAGCTTCTTAAATATAAGAAGCACATCATCCAGGTTTTTGAGGATATGTTCGGTCAGAGATACGTCTATATCGACGGCAAGACGCAGACTTATTCTGTTAACAATGCAAAGAGAATGATTAGCCTATGTTGTCAACAGTAATATTCACGGATGGCGCCCAGAAGAATGTGGAGCCATCCAACGGAACGGATTTCTCATTGGAGGAGTTGAGAGGATTTGTTGGTGGACACATCGAGTTGGTCCGACTCAGCAAGTCGCAGGTGATGGTTGTTAATGAGGAAGGCAAGGTTTACGACCTTCCTCAGAACGAGAACGCCACGATGCTTGTGAATATTGCAGGTATCAGAGACGTTATAGTAGGTAATGTATTAGTTTGTGACATCAATAAAATCAAGTAATATGGATAAGAATGATTTGATGAAGTACCTCGTAGAAGAGGCAGAGTATAGTGAGAGTGAAGTAGCCGAAATGACTAACACGGAGTTGCTGGATCATTGGCTGGAGTACAACGGAATTTGCGGTTACACAGAGGACATCAAAGAAGTTATTGAGGCTGCTTTTGATGTAGATTTGGAGGACTAGCCATGTACAAAGAGAATATAGGAACTGACAGATATGGGCGCACGATGCGCCTATATCACTCCTGCAACACGGTCTTTTGCGACCACGTCAAGAATGACAAGGTAGTCAGGACAAATCAGATAAAGGTAGATAACGACATCATCTTAATGTTCAGTGCTCCGCATACGAGTGGAGCCTACATTTACGATGAGATTCATAGAAGATACGGGAAATGGCTATGAAAAAGATTATCACCATTGAAGTAGAAAGCTCTAGTGTAGAGTGCTATAGTAGCTTCTATACTGACCTGGAGTCTTTTGTCACGCACAGAGTGAATGGTACTCCATTGAGAATTAAAATAACCTCAGATATTAAGTAGCGTATGAAACCAATGTTAGCAACAAGATATTATCCGTCACAGACGAAGTTTCCTTGCTTCGCCCAGCCTAAGTACGATGGAGTTCGTTGCATCCTTCATAAAGGAGAAGACGGTGAGGTACACCTCACATCGAGAGGTGGCAAGGAATATGATGTTCCTCAGATTAAGGCTTGGGGAGAGAAACACCGCGGTATGCTTCCTTTGGATGGGGAGATATACAACCACCAGGAATTGACCTTCCAGCAGATATGTTCTGCCGTCAAGTGCCGTTCTGCTATGACCGACAAGCTACGTATGGTTATCTACGATGCACAGATTCCGGGAAGCTTTTCTGCCAGATGGAAAGTTCTGCAGGAGGAGTTTGCTTCCATTGATCCAAACGGACCGGTGTACCTTACGCAGACTTTCGTTGCCCATTCAGAGAAGGACATCAAGCGATGGCACAAGATATTCGTTTCTACCGGTTACGAGGGTGCCATTATCAGAAATGCAGATGGAACCTATACCGAGGGCAGAAGCAATGACCTTATGAAGCTGAAATCATTCGACACGACGGAGTTCAAGGTGGTCGATGTTTTGGAAGCGGAGGGCAATGATGCAGGTACCGCTATATTCAAACTGAAGTGTGGAGAGTACGAGTTCTGTGCCCGCCCGGTAGGTTCAAGGTCACTCAGAGCTCAATACTTAGCCGACAAGGAAGAGTTGATAGGTATGGCGGCGACTGTTCAGCATCAAGGGTATTCTGACGCTGGAGTGCCGAGATTCCCGGTATTGTTGAACATTAGGGATTACGAGTAATGGCAGCATTAAATATTAACGAGTATTACGGCTGCTTCTCTTGCGAGGCTGCTGACGAGCACGGAAATGGTTGCAGGCACGGTCTGCTGTTCCCGGTACTGCTTGTGATGGGAAACAAGAGAAGCTGCCCAAACTATAAATTCAAGAAGAAATAACTATGGAGTTAGAGGTTAAGCTAAAAAGAAAGTATGAGTCTAAGACAGAAACTTTCGTCCTGATTAATTACAAAAGAGACTTGCGAAGATGTGTCAACATAACTTATCCAAGAGATTGGGATTGTGAAAAGCTTGATGTGTTCATTCAGAACTTTCACGACGTGAACGTTAGAAAGCCTTTATATGTGTCGGAATGGAGTTCTTTGCTTATGAAAAACAGACTGGAGGAAATTAAGAAACTAGGCTATCGTGTTATTGCTATAAATCAGTTACATGGCTACATAGTAAGAAAGGATGGAAAGTTTCTATCCTATCAGCTTGCAAAATATACATCTGAGGGAGGAATAAGTCTCACATATCAATACGTGCCATCTCGAACACATGGAAGTGGTGCTATACAAGGTGGTGAGAGTGGCTATAATTTTGGATTCACCGAGTTTAGTAAAGAAATGCTGAACGATATGATGGACCACCCGAAGCTTTACGGTAAGGTCGAGCACTACAAAGACTTCTATGAGTACCGCCAGCTGAATGCAGGGCGAGAAAAGTCACTCAAAAAAATAATCTGATTTTTTTTGGTTCAACACAATAAAGTACCATATGATGCGTTATTAATCTGACAGACGGATTATTAACTAAAGCTTAGCTACCGGCATGACGGGCGCATCATATGGGAAATAGAAAATTTGTTCCACAGGTAGGAAACCATCTTGGAACTATCTCGAACATTTTAGCTGTTGTTTCATTTATAGCCATAATAGTTTCAATTATAACTTGGATAAACGCCTTGAATACTTCTGGCGGTTATGGATATGAAAGTTCAAGTATTAGTGGCGTACAGGCATTTGGCTACGTTATTGACTCATTGCTTTGCCTGGTAGGTTCTTTTGTTCTAAGAGGATTCTCGTTTATAGTGAAAGCAGCTGTACGCTATCTTGATGAGAAAGGTGAGTTTGATGAAAAGTAGAATGTAATTGCTATGTCATCAAAGCTTATAGTAGATCAAAAGAACGTAAAGTATCTTTTTCAAGATAAAAAAGCTACGTTCTTGATTCCTGATTATCAGCGTCCGTATGCTTGGGGAGAAGACGAATGTAAGGTCTTATGGGAAGACTTATTTTCCTTTTCATTCCCGAATAACAACTGCGACAGCTTCGATTCTTCAGAGAGTTACTTTCTCGGTCCTATAGTAACATTCCGTAATGACGAAGGGAAACTTGAAATCATTGACGGTCAGCAGCGTCTTACGACCTTGCTTCTCTTACTGCGAGCTTTCTACAATCGCCTGGAGCACATGAAAGACAATCGTTCAATCAAGATGCGAGAGGACATAGAAAAGTGCATTTGGAGAGCAAATGAGTTCGGAGAGTATGATCCAAACGACTTGAAGATAAATTCGGAGGTTGCAACTGATAACGACAAGGAAGAGTTTATGGATATACTCCGGAAAGGAACATCAGAAGGGAAAAGCCGGTATGCTGCCAACTTCAGATACTTTCAAGACAAGATAGGAAAATTCATTGAAGAATACCCTTCTTTCTTTGCATTATATCCAGCTCGCATTCTCAATAACTGTGTGCTACTTCCAATAGAGGCAGAATCGCAAGATACTGCTCTTAGGATATTCTCGACGCTTAATGATAGAGGTAAGCCATTGTCTGACTCAGACATCTTCAAGGCACAGCTCTATAAGTTCTACTCATCCATCGGAAAGAAGGAAGAGTTTATCACTACATGGAAAGAGCTTGACGAACTCGTTACCAAAATATTCCACCCATATCGTGGAACACCTTTGGATGAGTTGTTTACACGCTATATGTACTACGAGAGAGCTTTGCTGACTAATCGTAGTTCTATGACAGAAGGACTTCGCAAGTTCTATGAGAAAGATGGATATGTTCTACTTCGACGAGAGCAGACTTTAGAGAATCTAGTCTTGCTTGCGGACTTCTGGAAAGATGTATATTCTCAGAGCGAAGACCGTTTTTCCGTGGATGTACTAAAGCGCTTGTTTGTATTGAATTATGCGCCTAACAGCTTATGGACTTATATTGTATCGGTATATTTCATGCACTATAAGAATGCTGAGAATATGCTAGACAACGAGAAGTTCTATTTGTTCTTGAATCGTTTGATAGGCTTTATCTGGGCATACGCTATCAGTAACCCAGGAATAACAGCCTTGCGAGCACCAGTATTCAATGAGATGGTGAATATCATAGAGAACAAAGAGATTGCTTTCGAGAACTATCTATTCCAAGAGGAATTGTTCCGTTCGCAATTCACCAACTTCAGTTTTTCAAACACTCGTGCGATTACGAAGTCGATGATTGTGTGGTGGGCATTCTCTTTCGATAGCCAGGAATTACTTCCTCTTGACGCAACATATGATATTGAACACATCTTCCCAAGGAACAGACAAGTCAAGGAAGGTGGATTGTCGAGTGACGAGGTTCTTGAAATGTTGGGAAACAAATCGGTATTGGAGCGAAGAGTTAATATTCGGGCATCCGATTACAGATTTGCTGACAAGATTAAGTATTATAATGGTGAGTTCAAATCCACAGGCGAGAGGATTGAAACTAAGATACACGAATTACGAATGCTGTCACAGACGTTGACAGATTTTACAGAAACGGATATTAGAGAGAGAACGTCAAGAATGCTTGATAAGTTTATCGTTTATCTCAAATCTAACTCTCTGATTTCCAACAGACAGAACTTGTAATTCAAACCTGGGATTTAATCTTAGTCTTCGAGACTTACAAGGTATCAAATAAACCAGCGAGGGCTTGAATCAATTAAATTTCGAAAAAGATTTGGATTTTCCAAAATAAAATATTACCTTTGCAGCGGTAAAGGAGAAAGATAAATAGGGATTGGATAGACCTCTCACACGTCGGTCTTCGGATGCAGACTTCGGGAGGGTTTCCAATCCCTTGTTTTTTAGTTTAGTAATCTCATAGTATAAAGGATATTTTCACTTGTAAGTTTAACCTTACATTCTATTCGTTTTCCTTGATAAGTAGCATGGAATACTTTGAACTGAAAATCATGATGGTTACCTTCCTCAATCCTGTCAAATGTTGCTGTAGGAAACCATTCGTTTACATCGGCTGCAATTTGTATTGTTTCGCTAAGTCTTCTATTTCTAATATTCTTTGCCATCGTTTCAGAAAAGAAATTTCGTCCTACCACAAATTCCTCATTATTATTATTGAGATAAAGTCTTCTAGCCGTTTGACCGTCTGGTAGCTCTACCTCTCTAAATTTTGTTTGCATTGTCTCATTAATGAATTCTCGAAGTCTTGCCCTTACCTCTGGTGAGTTCTGTGCAGCTATTCGAACTTGCCTTTGTGACCTTTCAGAGCGAGCGTATTGGGTGATATAGGATGATTGCTTCACCTTATCTTTATTATCATTTACCCAATTTGTGAAGTTCTTAGGCATAGCATTGCTTGGTTGTTTACCGCTCCAATACTCCTTTTCACTCATTATTACCGGGATGGCATAGCACATACAATTCACGTGCCAACCAACCCAAGGAAAATAACTCGGATAGACACCTGCAAGCAAATCACACATATCGTGCTTATGACTTGGGTTGTTGGTTGTCTTTATCTCCTTGCCTTTAATGTAGTCCATCCTAGCCCATCTTTCCTGCTCGGCAGAACGGTAGGCCATGTTTATCTCGTTACGTGCCAGACGCACGCTTCTGTACTCGCAGTTTTGAATGGTTATGGCTTTGCCGTATTTCTTCTTATAGGCTTTGGCAAGTGACGGATAATCATTAAGGTATTTACTGACCTTCTTGCTGAGTTTAACAGCACTCATACCCTTCTCTATGCCGACAGATAGAGCTTTCTCCAGAGCCTCCTTTACATCAGCTCTCTGGTTCCATATTCTTTCTGAAAGACCTAGACCTTTAATCTTTCTCTCCATGAAAGCCTTCTTTGCCGCGTTGTTGTGCTCAAAGTAAGCTTTCTGCTTTGCGTCCGCTATCTTCCTAGTAAAGGTGCCGATTACCCTTTTGGCAAGTAGGTCCTGCAGTGTGTTACTATTCTTCCATTCGTCCGATATGCCATTATAGACCAATGCCTGCATATTGTTTGAATAGTAATCCAACAAGGCGTTCACCTTCTTTTCTGTTCTAGGGTAATCATCAAAAGAGAACTCGCCATCCCCATCGAAGTCGGTGGAGGTGGCGATTTTAGCGGACTCCTTGGCAAGAGTCTCATATATGGAAATAATTTTCCTGGTATAAGCGTTCAGTCTCTTGCCAAGGTCTTTATATGCCTTTTTCTGATTAGGCAGTTTTGGCTTTTTCATACAATTTCATTTTAAAGTGTTTGCAGCAATCCCAGTTGAGAAGAACGCTCCATTCTTGATATGGGCATTTGGCTAGGATAGGCTGACCTTTAAGGCTCATACTATGGAAGTCAGTAGCATGAGCACATTCACGGCAAAAGTGCCGTTTCTCTTCTTCCTTCTTCTTTCTCATATCTATTCCTCCGAGAATAAGTTAGGCATAGAAGCTGCTGTTCTTGTGGCCTCTACTTCCTCTTCTCCTTGAATCTCGTTGAAAGTCTTGTCAGGATCATCGGAAAGACCGGCACGCTGGATAGATTCCTTCTGGCTGACGAGAGGCTTATTGCCGTTAGCCTTAAGCCATTTGTCAATCTGAGTATTCTCATCCTCCTGGATGAATGGAGTGATGATGTGCTCTACAGTAATCTCATCCATTCTATCTGCCCACTTCGTGTTCATCTTGGAAAGGAACGCCTTTATGACGTTGGCCTCTCTCTCGAAGCCTTCAATCCAGGCACCAGTCTCCTCTCCTATCTTAAGATGGGCATCCATGAGGAGTGTCTTTCTTGAATCGTAGCCGATATTGCCAAGGCTCTTCATATTCTCGAAACTGATGTCCGGCATCTGAGACTGCATGAAGAAAAGCTTGACGAGAGTGTCAACGTGATACTTAAGAGCCTCGATAGCCTGCTGCCAAGACACGTAGCTAACATCGCCGTCTTCGCTGACTCTATACACCCTCTTGCTCTCTCCCTTTCGCTCCATTCCAACGATGGCACCGGCAATCTTCAAGACAGGAGCGGAATTGTATGCCACAACATCGCTGTTTCGGGAAATGGTGTACTCGATATTCTCACGGATAGGTTTCAATCCTTCCCAGCATGGCTTGTGCCGGTACCAGAACACGGCTGGAATCTTGTCGATAGAAATCTCATTATCATCCACCAAATTCCATCCGGACTCTTCGTCGTCTGAAGACAGGTCCCACTTGTAATGATGGTCTGCGGTATAGGTCTCGAAGAAGGTGTGCTCTGTGTCAGTAACCTTACGCTTATACTCGAATGACAGAGCAAGCAAGTCGTCATACTCATCAAAGTAAGGATAGATGTCAACTCCGTCCATTGGAGAGAATGTCTTGCATTTCAGTTTGTACTGACTGTCGAACCCGTAGAGCTTGTTAGGCTTCTTCTGCGTGTACCAAAGTGTGAACATCTGACAAGAGGCGTAATAGCACTTTGCTCTGTGCATGTTCACGGCATCAATGTGTGCACAGGTGTAGATTTTCTCGATTGCACGCACAATCGTCTTCAGTTCCTCGTCAGCCTGATCATACGTATATACACGCTTGACCGGTATAGCCATTGTAAACTCAGAGATTCTTCGTGTAAGAAGCTTCTCCAATCCGATAGGCAATCTAGCTGCCTTTTCTACAATTCCGTCATCAAGCGTTCTGTCCTGTCTGCCTACGTGGTCGTTTACGATTTCATGGAGCATAGGCTCATACTCAGATAACAGGGTACTCCAAAGTGGAATATCCAACACGCGTTGTTTCAGCTCTCCTATGATGCTGCCAACGTCATTTCTTTTAAAAAGTTCATTAAAATCTATCATAATCTTCGAAGTTTTGATTTGGCAAAATTACGGATATATTCGCATATATTTAATGGTTTCAGTATTTTTAACTAAAATAATCATTAGTATATTTGCATATATCAGAAATTTTTCGTACCTTTGCATATAGATAAAGGTAGTACTTTTGACTATTCAGAGCCTACCTTACAAGTTGAACCAATTAAAATTATAAAGATTATGAATAATTCAGTCGAGACAAAGAAGGAAGAGGTTAGAAAGAACATTAAGAATGCGTTCGAGTCAGCCACAAAGAAAATCAGAGACATTATTTCTGTTTGTCCTGATTGGGAGGTAGAGGGTATTGACGTAGGCTACAAGTCACTTATCGTCCATTTGAACTTGAAAGGAGTCGAAAGAGATAGAGACCTGGTGATTCGCTATCAAGCTAAAGTTGGTAATTTCCAGGAAGAGTCTTTCAACACCAATGTGGCATGCTGCGGTAGCTTTGACCTTCTTGATGCAAATGATAATCTTAAGTACTACACAGCGGTTGGCGATATACTCAATCATAAAGACATGCTTTCACTTTTGAAAGAAACTATGGTTTATTTCACAAACAAAATTATTGAGTTGCGTGAAGAATTTGATAAATAAAGAAAGGAGGATTAGTTATGACAAAGCAAGAAGAAATCGATATTCTACAGTCCTTGAAGGGCGATACCTATTTCGCTCAGTTCTTCGGTAGCAAGGACATTGACCAGATGTGTCAGAACATCAATAATGACTTCGCCATTGAGGGCGGATGCGGATTTAGTCAGAAAGCAGAAGCTTTAGAGCGAATTAACGCAGACCTCAAAAAGGAGTTTCAGCAGAAAATCCATGATTTGGGAATGGAGCTTATCAAGATTCTAGACAAGGGATTTGATGAGGATGCCATCTACCAATTGGTTGAAGGCGAGGTCGGAATTGATGCTATCATCAAGTTCAAGCGTAAGAACAATCTGGATATTACAGATAAGGAGTTAGATTATATGATATCAAAACTTCCATGATTATGAAGCATATATGTAGTAATTGTATAGCTTCCGAGATATGCTATAGTGAAGGCAAGAAGCCTAATGACACTTGCCTTCATTGGGAATGGAGATATGCAGGTTTATGGTTTGACAATTAAAAGTAAGACAATGGGAAAAGAGAAAGTTACAGTAAACGATTTGAAGGTTACACTCTCAGAGATTGGTGTAACATCAGGCTTGAAGCAGGAAAAGATTATTCAACGCCTGCAGGTCAATGGCTGCTTGATTGCAATGGTAACAGATGTATTGGATCAGCTCATCAAGGATGAACAGGGCATGTTTAGGCTGTTAAGTGTTCAGTACAAGCAAGAGCAGAAGATGCACTACACTCAGATGCAGGATGCAGCCAAAAAGTACTACTTCCATTTGAAACCCTTTAATAAGAGTTTCTTCGGTGACGAGAGCATTTGCGCCAACCTGGAGGATAACGCAAATGACATCTATGAAATCATCAAGCTTCTTGCGGACCACACTAACGACCACAAGGATATGGAAGTGATTAAGAGAAACCTCAGAAAGAGAAAGTTGAACCATCATATTTTCGATTAAGATTATGGCAGATTATAAAGTTGAAGTAGATTTATCGGATTTATTCGATGATATGACAATCAGTGAACAGAAGAGCTTTTTAGTTGATAAGTTCTGCTCATTACCACTAGGCTCGATGGAAGAAGTAGCTGGCGAAATGCTGGAGAACCTTAATGGCGATCAGACAGCTAAAGTTATTGAAGACGCTTTTGACAACTTGCATGAGCAAGCCCAGGAGCACGTAATCAACTATGTGAAAGGGTAAGGCTATGATGTTTGGACAAATGATTACTCGCAGATGTCTGCTTACCTTGGATGGGGGGGGCAAAGATTCAAGCCGTCCTCACTATGCCGAAGCCGACAAAGCCCATCTTTCCAAAGGAAATGGAGCGTCAGTTTATTAAGAGTTTTAATGAATCGCAGCCAAATGCGGTTCATAAGGTTATTAAGTGTCACATAATGAGAAATTAATGATATGGAAAAGAATATTAATTTAGCGAAAATCTTAAATGGTAAGCCAGTAAATACGAAGTTGTGGTCTCCCTTATTTGGAGATGTATATACTTCAAGCATATGCAGCGAAGATACTATAATAGTAGTAAATCACCATGCTGAATCATCTTCTTTCTATAATAATGGCAAGTACTTTAATCATGCAGAAGCAGAGCTTCTATTGTTCCCATCTAAAGAAATGCGAGACTGGTCTAAGTTTGCTTGGAAGAAAGGTGATGTACTGGTGAGTAATGATGGTGGTACAGAAGTTATCTTTGATAAATGGTACGATGATACCTATACCAATTTCTATAGTAAGCATTACCTTAATAGTGAAGATGAAAATAATATTAAGTATAATGAAGCCTTCCTTTGTACAACTGAAAGATATTCCCTTGAAGATAAAGATACTGCTCAGACCTACATTAACACCATAGAGAAGCGTTTGGGCGGCAAGCTCAATCTTGATACTTTGGAGATTGAGAAGACTCAGCCAGAGTTCAAGGATGGGGACATTGTTTGTATCTCTGGCATGGGGTATCTTACTTATGGTATAGTCAAAAGCATAGACAATTCATCTAAGAAGCTGGAATACTATGTGTTAAATGATATGAGTACTTTGAATTTTGAAGATTGGTTATCATTTGAAGACAAGCATATACAGCCTATCACAGAGACTCAACAAATAATTCTCTTTGACGCTCTCGAAAAGGAAGGCAAGGCTTGGGATGCTGAGAAACAGATTGTGGATATTAAAAAAGAACACCAATTCAAACCTTTTGAGAAAGTATTAGTTAGAGACTCTATTGATGATGTGTGGAGAGCAAGTTTCTTTAGTCATATTAAAGAAAATGATGGAAGATATGTAACTACATGTGTTACTTGGAAATTCTGCATTCCTTACATCGGCAATGAATCATTGTTAGGTACAACTAAAGATGTGGAGGGCTAGATATGAAGAAAATCGAAAGTAAGAAAGTTCAAGACTATGTTATGGACGATATGGTGTGGAAGGTTGATATGCCAAGGCTATTGAAAGAGATAGCAGAGTGTTCGAAAAGTACTCCTTATCCTGTGACTTTTACGATTTTGGCACGTGTGCTTGGAATACTTACAGAAAGGGCTATTGAGATTAATGACCCTGCACTAAACATCATTATGATGAACCTTGGACTTTACGAAGGAGTGCATGATAAGAACGCAGGTGAGGTCATATCTAAACAACGCAAGTTGATTACTGATAACAAATAATGTGGATGGCTGATATGGATATAAATAAATTAATAGGAAGAAAGGCATCTGTCCCATCTATAGATTTCAATCAAGTAGTTAAGAGTGATAACCTCCGATACTGGAGAATTAGCAAAGCTACTTGGGAGAAAGATAAAGTAGAACTTCATATTACCTTTGAAAAAGATGGTATACAAAGTTCCTTAGATAAGAAATTTGACACAATAATGGAAGCTGTAGAGTATTTCTATAACTTTCTTAAAACAATTTGATTATGACAATCATTATTAAAGGTGGCAATGACTATGATTATGATAGCATTCCACATCTTAAACTCGCTGGTAATCCTCCTAGTGGCAAGGAAAGCCGTAGAACTAGGAGAATGTTAGAACTTAGAAAAAGAAAGGGTAGATTATGAATGGATTAATGTCAATGATTGGTATGCAAACTGAATTGGAATACCAAATGAGTGATTTTCCTTTTGGTCTTCCACGTATTAGATTTAATGTTCCGAAAGGCAACATTCCTTCCGACAAGCAGAAGTGTCAGCCAAAGGCGCAACATGAGTTTACAATCAAAGGTATTAAGATCATGGCAGCTTCTAAGAAGGATGCTATCAAGAAGTTTAATCATCGTAAAAAGTAAAGCGAATGAACAAATTAGAATATATACCAGGTGATTTGGTGATGGTAAAGGAGTCAGCACTTCAATTTGCTAAAGATAAAATATTCAAAGTAATATCTTCATTGAGTGGTGGCTTTCTTAAGGTAATCATGTTAAACGATAGTAGTACAACATACTCTATTAGTAATAATGCTATTCGTCCGATTCCTCTCACTCCTGAGATTTTAAAGAAGAATGGATGGGAGAAATTATATGAGAAATTCTTTGAGAAAAACGTTAATAATATTCGCTTAACAATAGAGCTTAGCGAAAATATATACGTTGCTATTAACAGAATCTTTATAATGGAGATACATTATATCCACGAACTCCAGCACCTCCTCTTTGGTCTAGGACTAAAACACGAAATGGAGGTGTAGGTATGAATATAATTACGTTTGGTAAATATAAAGGTATGCCAGTTACAAGGGTTCTTAGAATTGATCCAAGTTACTTTGGATGGTGCAAGAACAATGTTCGTTGGTTCAAATTCTCTAAAAGAGACTACGAAATATACTTGGAATGGTTATCATTACAGCAAAATCATTTGCAATTCACAGGATATTCTGATGATATGGGTAATATTAGATTCATTTTTAGAAAAGTGGAAGAAGGCAAGTTTAATGCTTACTCTGATACGGAATATCTTACAAAAGAAACGTGTGGTGAATATCTAAAAAGTACAAAAGAACATTATTTTAGCAAACATGTTTAACCGCCTTCAGGAATAAATAATAGCAGTATGGATAAAAATGTTTTATTATCAAACGAAGAGTTAGAATTACTCATAACAGGCTTACATTGTGTAGATGAACGTAGTTATAATTTTTATACCACAACATATACACCTTGGAGTGAAGCTAAAGAGTTAAAAGAGAATTTGCGAATAAAGCTCAAAAGAGTATTGTTAAATGTTTAACGTCTTCGGACATAATTTTAAAGATATGACAAAAGAAGAATTAAAAGTAAAGGTTGACAAACAACTAAGCATTATCAATGATGCTAACGATGAGATTTGTTCTTACGTAAATGATTACATCGAAAGTCTTCCATACAAGGTTGGCGACAAAGTTAGCTGTTCCAGATGCGATGTTTGTTGGATTAAAAGTATTGTTCCGGAAATTTATAGAGGCTATACTGGCAAGATTGAAGTAAGAATCAACCCTGCTAAGAAAGATGGTACTCGCTCCAATAGAGAGTTTGTTCTATGGAGTATGGAAGTCGATAGCATCAAGAAGATTGATTAACCATCCTGCAAAGGATATAAATATAAGTAATTATGAAGAAGATTAGTACAGAACGTTTGGCAGAGCTTCTTAAAGCTGAATACAAGTTAGACTTGTTGGAAGCAGGTGGAGTTGACAACTGGGATGGCTATGATGTTAGCCTTAGTTGCGAGTATGACGATGAAACAGAATCTTACTTTGATTTCAAAAAGAAGTCAGGCGAGGAAATTACCTCTGAGTTTGAAGATGTTGAGTAACTAACCACCCTCTCCTTGGTGAAATTAAGATAATAATGAAAAAGCCGTGCTCGAATTAGATTGGTTGGCATTAGGTGTAGCCGTAAAATATCAATTACCGCTTGACAATTCACCTCAGAGCACTCTTATGTGGAAAAGGCATCAAGCATTTAGTACACATCGAAGAACATTAATGAGTGAAAGGCTCATAAAGACTCCAATCCGTTATTATTTTGATAACATCATGTAGAGGGTAAAAAGAAGAGAATATGAATGCAGATAAAATAACATTAGCTAGCTATATTGTATATCTCCAAGGTATGTATAGACGATATGGCAATATAAGTATTGCGCAACTAAAGCATATAGAAAGAATCAGAAAAAAGGAGGATAAGCAATGAACAAAGAAAAAATAAAATCAGCTATTGAAAAGACTATTCGTTATATGAATGGTAACTATTATTCAAAATTTGAAGAAAAAATGATTGTTGGTTACTTGGAAGGAGCACTTAAAGAGTTGGAGGACTAAATTATGGCAAAATTTAAGGTAGTTAGATATTGGGATACATATCCCGATGGAGTTATTGCAACTTGCGATACAGAGGAAGAGGCAGAAAAGATATGTAATGAATATCGTAGAAACCGTAAGCCTATGTATGACTATTTAGTCAGAAAGGAAAATGAGTAATGACCAGAGAAGAGTTAAGAAATAATTACGAAAAAGGAATCTGTGAGTTATGCCACCGAGAGTATTATACTAGCAGAGCACTCCCAGAATCACTTTGCGAAGGTCAGTTTTGCGAGGAAGCAGAAGATTATTTCGCAGATGAACATAATATAAAATTGGAGGATTGATTATGGACAGAAAACAAGCAAAAGAATTTTGTCCTTTCTTGCAAGCTTTTGCAAAAGGAGAGGCAATTGAGTGTAGGACAAAACCGAGTGCCGTAAAAGGCTCAGACATTCCGAATGATTGGACGGAAATGACAGAGATTGAGTTTTGGAATAATACAGAGTACCGAATTAAGCCAGAGCCAAAGTACCGCCCATTCGAAAATGCAAAAGAATGCTGGGCAGAAATGCTCAAGCACCAGCCTTTTGGGTGGGTAGTTGGTAGAAGGGATGGAGTTATGCATCTTATCCGATGTTTAGAATATGTATCAGTATATACTTCAATACAGTATTCATTTAAAGATGCTTTTGATAAGTTTGCATTTGCTGACCTCGTTCCTTTTGGCGTAAAAGTGGAGGAGGAATAAGTTATGGCATGGGTAGCAACTAATGGAAATGGTAAGGAATTTCTTTTTGAAAAGAAACCATACAGAAGTGGAGCTGGAGAATATGGATATTGGAATCCTACATATTCTGGTATCGGTGGTTGTGTTCTTATACCTCATGGAAGTATCAAGAAGCTCATCGGAAGAGAGAGTTATCTTGGAGCGATGAGCCAGTAGAACTTAAAGAAGAATAGTTATGTTTGGATTTTATGTTATACTTACCCTAGCTGTTCTGTTTATAGCTTTTATGGGTGGAGTTATCGGTTATTTAATTGGTAAATATTTGAAAAAGAAGTAGCTTATGTATAGACCGATTACAATGTATCAGATTGTTTGCGATAGATGCGGAGGAGTATTTGGCGGTACAGATACTTGCTCTGCACTATTCAGTAACAAAGAAGTTGATATTGGTGACTACTCTGATTGGGAAATGATAGATGGTAAGCATTATTGTCCCGATTGCTACGAGGTGGAGGTCATTGATGGAGTGTATAATGTTAAAGCAAAATAGATATGAAGATAGGAAGTATCAAATTCAAGGCTAAACGTCTTGACGGAAAAGGATGGGTTTGCGGATATTTCTACGAAGAGAATGGTAATACATACATCATTGAGAATCGTCAGAAAGAAAGCAAGTTAAACAGAAATCCCACTTATCAGGTTGACCCTTCTACCGTCTGCCAGTTCACAGGGTTGAAAGATAGTGAGGGAAAGGAGATTTGGGAAGGTGATATAGTGCATGACAGTTATGACCTTTTGTGTATAGACAATCTCTATGAGGTAGTTTATATTGAAGAAGAAGGAGCGTTTGCATTCAAGAGTTTAGATAAAGTTGACAATTACGAGCCATTTGTTAATTTATTAGAAGCTTATGTTGTTGGCAATAAATTCGATAAGGAGAAGTAGCGTATGAAGAATAAGATTTTAGACTTAACCAAGTCAGCCGTTTGGTTGGTCTTGTGTCTGATTGTTGGTGCATTGATATGTGAGGGCATTTGCTCATTGGCTAATATCAATAAACCAGCAAAGAGAGTTGGTATATCTGTAATCACAGAAGAAGAGCACGATTATCTGGTAGTGGACACGAAACACGGAGTTTGTGTTATTCACGCAGAGAGCTGCCCTTGTAATAAAAAGAAGTAGCCTATGAAGATTAGACAAGCCAAGAAGATAATGAAGCGTTGCTACGGAAGTCCTCGCTATATAAGGATGATATTGGATGGTTTGAATGTATCGAAAAAACTGCCTAAGATTAAGCAATACTGGGAGCCTAGATGGGCTTTGTATTATGCTAGCAAAGGTGGTGGTTATGGCAGAGCTGACCATCGTATCGTAAAGGCTGAAAAGATTTCTGCAAGATATTCTCGCAAGCTGATGAATTACCTTAATAGGCTGGCTGGTAAAAATCCTTTCGATATTAGAGATATATTAGGTAGTTCAAATAAACTAAAAAAATATGATCATGAAACAAGAAGTGCAAAAATCAATCTTAAAGATTCAAACAGCAGTCGAAACTCTGACAAGACAGAAAGTTATCGATAAAAATGTGTATGATTTTGTCCTTGGAGAAATCAAATCTCTTTCGGAAAGTGTGGAGAATATAGAGGAAGTAAATAACCTAGATGAAATACTCCTTACCTTCACAGATAAGGAGGAGTATGTAAACCAGCATATCAACCTTGCTGATACATCTGTACTTTGCAAAGAGTTGAATAGAAGAAAAGACATTGGTGACGATTTCTTTGTAGTAGCAACAGAGGGAAAATAAGTTAGCTTATGGAAAGATTAACTAAAGTAATGGATAAGTATTTATCAGAAGCAAAGAAGAAGGTTCTTACCCTTGCAGTCAGCAAGGAATGGTTCGATATGATAGTGTCGGGCGAAAAGAATGAAGAGTATCGGGTAATTAAAGACTTTTGGATGAGTCGCCTTCTCCTTATCAAGGATGAGGAATTCAAAGATTTCGATAAGTACGATAAGCTTCATATCGGTAAGACATTTGAGATGCTTATAGACACCAATACTATCAAGGAGAAACTGAATAATGGTACAATGAAGTTCGTACCATTCACTCACGTTCTCTTCAAGAACGGCTACTATGACGATAGCCCAAAGGTAGAAAAGGAGATTGAAAGTATCACCATCGGAAAGCCTAAGAAAGGCTTATGCCCCGATAAATGGCTTGATACAGAGTTTTTTATCATTAAATTCAAGTGATATGAATTACATACAATGTGATGAATGTAAATATAGATTAGTCTGTAACGGAGAGCCACTTACTAGTGGAAGTACAGGAAGTTGCGACCATCATGTTATCAGCAATACTCCTATATTTCCAAAGATTAAAACACCACCAGATGAAAGATACGCTGACATTTGGAATTGGTAAATATTCATAAATTAAGTTTAAGGGATATGTTTATTCTAACGGAACAAGAAATACTAGATGCCATCAAGAATTGTCATGATGCAGATTTTAGGATGGCTCTTATTCGTATGTTGATACCTCCTGCGCCTATAGTTAAACATCGGCATTGTTGTCCAGAATGTAATGGAGAAGGAAACAAGACGTGCGGTATTTGTCATGGGATGGGTGTTGTATACTTAGATTGGTAAAAAACATTAAATAGAAATGATATGGTAGCAATTAAAGTATCTTCCGAGAGCATTCAAGAATTATGGGAATGCCCGGACGTTTCAGAGTTAGTAAAGACTATCAGCGGAGACCGCACGAAGCAGACGTTGATAGTTAGGTTGAAAAATCGAGAGTTCTATGTCCCTGATGGATTCTATCTCGTGAAAGACGAGAATGACCGATGGAGCACACTCAGCCCATCACTGTACGAACTTATAAAAGACAAGGTTCATGGCGAGAAGTGAGGAAGATATCCGGGAATACCATAAAAGGTACTACCAGGAGCATAAGGAACATTTATTAGCAAGAATGGAAGTCTATCGTAAAGAGAACGCTGAAAGGATTGCTGCAAACAGAAGATATAACAGAAAGAGAAAGAAAGCCTTGGGCGGCTTAACGAACCCAAATATTAAATAATGAGTAGAGGAAAACATTTTAGTGCAGAAGAGATTGAGTTCATCAAGGTTAACGCTTTGGTGATGACGACAACGGAGATTGCAAAGCAGCTCAATCGTAATTATTGGGCCATCCATCGAAAGATGAAGGAAATGGGTATCAGCAAGAGCCACGTGTTTACTGCTGACGAGGATTTCATCATTCGCAGAATGTATGGCAAGTACCCGGTAAAAGCCATTGCTACCAAGATTGGAGTGGATGAGAACGCTATTTACAACCGTTGCAAGAAGCTTAAGCTAACGAAAGGAGGTGCGCAATGATTGTCATAGTTACTGCTATGGATAAGGAATACGACCTTATCAGAGAATGGCTTATGAAGTCGGATATGCAAAACACGGTGTTGTTTAAGACGGGAATAGGAAAGGTAAATGCTGCTATCGGTTTAACCGATTTTCTCTCTTCTGTCGCAAATGACGTTGTTACAAGAGTTATATCGGTAGGATGTGCCGGTGCTGCCGTTGCAGGATTGAAACCTGGTAATGTCGTGATTGGCAATTCGTACTGTTACCACGATGTATATTGCGGCGAGCCGAATGCCAACGGACAAGTTCAAGGTATGCCGGCAGTCTTTCCTTCTGATTTCTCCTGGATTGATATGGATGAAAGATTCAGATTAGGAACCATAGCTACGGGAGATAAGTTTGTCACTACGAGAGAGCAGGTATTGGCGATTAAGGATTTCCTTCCTAATTCATATAACGTATGCGCCATCGATATGGAGTCTGCTGCCCTTGCGCAGGTATGCTACAAGAAGGGTATCGGTTTTACGTCCATCCGAGTTATTAGCGATAATCCCCTGGAGCCGAACCAGACCGAGCAGTATGCAGGTTTTTGGGATAGTCTTGCCGAAAAGGCATTTAGTGTTGTTTGTAAATTATTAGAGAATGATACCAAGTTTTAAAGTTGATCATACGAAACTGAAGCCAGGTCTTTATGTTTCGAGAGTAGATAAATGGGGATTGGAGACTGCTACAACATTCGATATTCGTGTGTGCAAGCCAAATAAAGATATGATGTCACCTGCTGTAGCGCACACAATAGAGCATTTGATGGCGGACTACCTACGCAATGATAGCCCTCTTAGCAATTCCGTTCTGTATTTTGGTCCGATGGGATGTCTTACAGGTTTTTATCTTATCCTTAAAGGTACATGGACTTCAAAGCTAATAAAGGAAATGATAGTGGAAGCTTTTAAAGCGTGTTCGCTATCAAAGACGATTCCAGGTGCATCGGAAGTGGAATGCGGAAATTATAGGCTCAACGACTTAAAAGGAGCAAAAGAGCTATGTGATATGTTCTCCGTATATCTATCCACAGCTGGACCGGATAAGCTTAATTATCCAGACTAATATTTATATGTAACTATAAAGTATTTAATCATTAAGTATATTTTTCTGTAATATATTTGGTGATTAAATACTTTTTTTATAATTTTGCAGCATTACTTATTGCTATCGCTTCGTACTGGGATATTTCTTGAATTTATTGTTCAATTAAATATTTAGTTAGAATGAAAAAAAGAACGAAGCAAGTTTTAGTTATTCTGAAACTCAAATCAAAGGCGTTGGGGTTCAGTAGAGAGGAGTTAGAGGGTATTGCTGCCGATGTTGCCAATAACTTAGAACTCGATGAAGAAGCCTCAGACGAGGATGTAAACGCAGAGATTGAAAAGCAGGTCAATGCGGTTCTTCCTTATCTTAAGATTGCGCAAAAGACCGCGCAGCGTACTATCCAGAGTTTTAAGGATAGTCAAGACTTGGATGACGACGAGGTCGATGACGATGATGATGACCCTGCCGGCAACAAGAAACCAATCCGCAAACAGAAGAGAGAGAAAGATGAGCAGGTCCCAGCATGGGCGCAGGCACTCATTACTCAGAACAAAGCCTTGCAGACCGAAATCCTCGGTTTGAAATCAGAGCGTGAGAATGATGGCCGCCGTTCTAAGCTGAAGGCACTCCTTAAGGACAAAGGTACGTTCGGAAAGACTGTCTTGAAGAATTTCGACAAGATGAAGTTCGAGAACGAATCTGAGTTCGACGATTTCTATGATGGTGTTGTGGAGGACTTGGCAGCTATCGATCAAGAGCGTGCTAACGAAGGTCTCGGAAAGCTTGGTGCTCCTGCGGCTCAGAGAAAGCCTAAGAAGGAAGAGGTTGAGGTTATCAAGGACAATGAGATTGATGAGCTTGCCGAAACTATGTAATCTTTAAATTATAAAAGTTATGTATGGCGTAAGCAAGACAAAAACGTTTGATTCAGGCAAGGAGTCTGTAATCATCAGAAATTACGTGAATGGCATCATGGGTGGTGTCATTCTTGACATGACAGGTTTCTCTGGAGAGTTCATCCAGTGCGGACACATTATCATTCGTGATACCAAGTCTGGCGAGTACAAGCCTATGCCGGTAACAGGTGAGGCTTATGCTTCATTGCCGGAAAACCACGAGTATGTAGGTGTCTGCATGACAACTGCTCCTGTAGATACCCCTCATGTAGGTGTTATGACGGCAGGTGAGGCTAATGATAAGGCTGTCCCTTATCCTGTCGATACGATCAAGGCAGCTTTGAAAACAGCCGTTCCTACTCTTCAGTGGGGACACGATGCAATCGGTTAAGGAGGTGATTTATGCAACAGAGTTCTTTATTTCTTAAGTATATCTTGAGTTTCTTCCCAATCCTGAAGACATTGATTGAGAAGATTAACGGTAAGCGCAAGAACGAGATGACGTATCTCCACAAGGATACATCCATTCTCCGCCGCGTTTATTCTACCGACAACAAATGGGAAGCCGACACGGTTGATACCTCTTACGTAGCTGCTGACTACGTGGCAGTGGATTCTCCGGTTCCATTGAAGTCTCGTGACAAGATTTCAACCGCCAACGGAAAACTGCCAAAGGTTGGTATGAAGAAGTTCTTGAAGGAGTCAGATATTCTTTCCCTACGACTTATGGAAGCCCAGGGCGGTCAGACAGCAGAGATTCGCCGTAAGTTGGCGCAGGACCCGGTAGCTTGTAATGTCGGTGTTGATGAGCGTAATGAGTACGCCCTTCTGTATGGCCTTTCTAACGGCTACGTAGCTGTTCGTGACGACGATAATCCAAAGGAGTTGCTCCGTATCAAGTATCAGTACTTGCCAGAAAATCAGCTCGGCATCAGCAACGTTGATAATGGTGTTACAGTTGCAGACTTGAAGGAATGTATCGAGCGAGCATCGAATGATGGCAACACCATCTTGATCTTCTGGATCGGAAAGGCTAAGTTTGACGAATTGAAGAAGGCACAGGACGCTCGCGAGCTTGTTGCCAACTACAAGGGTCAGACTTATGACTCTAACACAAAGCTGCCGGTTCCTACTGCCAGCGTATTCCAGGAGGCATTCTTGGACGAGACCGGTGTATCATTCCGCATCATCAACCGTACTGTCCGCTTGGAGCATGATAGTGTGAAGAAGAGCGTTAAGCCTTGGAACAACGATATGATTATCGGTGTCTGCTCACAGATGATTGGTGCCCTCGTTTACGGTCAGGTAGCAGAGGCAACCAACAGAGTGGCAGGTGTAACCTATCAGCAGATTGATTACAAGCTTATCTCTCAGTATTCAACAACTGATCCATTGCGTGAGACAACTGCGGTGCAGGCATACTGCTTACCTGTCATCGAGGACGTTGACACAATCTATCAGATTAATACTAAGTTGGCAGACCCAGACGTTTCGGTTGATACCGAAAAGGAGAAAGCTGATACAGAGGACGCTAAGGTAACAATCTCTGATGTGACCTACAAGAAGCCAGAGGCTATCACAACTCTTAACGCTCTCGGTGCTACACTTCCTAGTGATGCCAGCGACAAGGAGGTTATTGATGCCTATAACGAGCTTCCTCCTGTGAAGAAGAAGGAGTTTAAGGAAAAGGCAGCTAAAGCTGAGGAGTAATCATGAAGACGGTCGGACAAGCTTTGGTGGATGAGGTACACATACCTATCCCCTATGGTTTCGTGGAAAACGCCTGCATAAAGCGTGACCTCGATATCGAATCAGAGTTCACTGGTGACGTTGCCAGAAGTGACGCCTACAAAGGAACGCTTGCCGACTGTCTGCTTTCTCTCATACAAGCCGTTAGCTTCTCCGAAGCGGACAAATCAATAGGTTCCCTCTCGGAAGACCAGCGAAAGGCTATATTAGTTCAAGTCAATCGTTTATATAACTCTATCGGAGAGGAGGAGGTTTCACTTACTCCGAAGCCGACAGTTTACATTAATTGCTGATGAGTCTATTGAGTTTTCATGCCTCAAAGCTATACCGGCAGCAGAAGGTAGCTGGCTATACAGATGATGATGGAAATTATCACCAGGGCAAGACCGAGTGGAAGTTCTGCTGCACTTGTGATGTAGTTCCTGCTGGCGAGGCCAACAAGTTAGTTACATCTGACGGTTCTATTGATTACTACTCCTACGAAGTGCATAATTTGCCCGTAGGAATTGAAAAGTTCTCTTATGGGGATTTTATCAAGCTGGATATTTTAGGGGCTGAGGAGGTAATTATCAAGGTCAAGGGATTTCATCGTTATCAACTTCAGTGTAAGATATGGGCATAAGAATGACAACCAGCGCTTCCGCTCTTGACGCCTTCCTACAAAGAGCCGCAAGGAAGATACAGGAGAATGTGCTTAAGGCATTGAGCAAGCTAGGAGACGAATCTGTGGTTAGAATCCGTAACAGGTCTGCCAAGGAAAGCTGGATAGACCATACGGGAAACCTAAGAAGCTCCATAGGTTTCGCCGTGTACGAGCAGGGAAGTAAATATATGGAATCAGCCTTTTCGCAGGTTCTCAGTGGCACAGACGGCTCTGTAAAGGGCAAGAAGATGATCAATGACCTTGCTAAGGAATATTCCAGGGTTTATGCTTTGGTTGTCGTTGCCGGAATGGAATACGCAGGAGAGGTGGAAGCCTTGGAAAGCAAGGATGTCCTCGCTTCAACGAAGATATGGGCCACATCCATTGTAGAGCAGCGTGTGAAGACAGCAATAGACTCAGCAGTTAATGAAATAAACAAGTGGAAGATATGAAATCAGACGGAGCAATTAAGACAGATGTTTACCGGTACATCAACGAAAGCGGTTTCATGAACAACGTCAATGGCAAGCTGTCAAAGACGATGAGACCGCATAATTCTCATAAGGAAGATGTCGTTATCTCCATCTTGGCTAATGAGGGAACGCAGCTTCAAACGGCGATTATAAATGTAAATATATATATACAAGACCAGGATGTAGATGGGCAGTTCGAGGAGAACACTATCAGAGTTGACGAAATCTGCAAACTGGCTTGGAATCTCTTGGAAATGTTCAGAACGAGCGAATATGTTGCCCACGCTATTGAGCAGAGGGTATATGCAGCAAGCACGGGAGAACATGTAATAAATAATCAAGTTGAATATAAACTCATAAACGATTAAATTATGTCAGTAACATCATGGGGCAAATGCACTATCTACGTTCAAGAGGTAGGTAGCAAAAAGAACGAGTGGACTAAGCTTCCAACTCCAAAGGATGGCACTACTACTGTTACTCCAACGAAAGGCGATACTATGACCCAGGTTGAGGAAGGTGGCGGAATTGTTGACCGCAAGACAAAGAAGTCTACCTACGAGGCTGTATATCAGCTCTTCATCAAGAAGAACCAGTCGCAGCCATTCAAGACTATTGATGGTATCATTGAGGGTAACTATCGTTTGGCTATCCAACCGGAAGACGCCGAGCTTCCTGGCGTTTACATGGGTAATACCACCATCGGTGCCGAGGAGGGCTATACAACAGAAGAAGGTGCTTCCATCACTTATACCCACGCAGCTCTCATCCCAGAGGGTGACGTGGTGGCTAAGACTATCAACTCAAAGAGTGAGGAAGTCTATTGTGCTTACCGCTGGCGTGTTATCACTGCCACAAAGGGAACAGGTGAAAAGTATGCCTTGACTTTCAAAAAGCCGCAGGATGGCAATACCGCTCCTGCTGAAATCACGGAAACTTACGAAGAGACATAGGCATATCCTAATATCCCTTCTGCCGACTGAGGGTTATCAGCCGGCAACCTACCCAAGTAGCTCAGTTGGGAGAGCGAGACCAAATAGTCCGTCGCATGCAAAAAAATCCAGGGTCTTCAAAAGCTGGTTGAAAGACGCAGGTTCGAGTCCTGCCTTGGGTGCCAACAATTTAAATTCGAGTGATATGGAAGAGTTAGGAATCATTATATCGAATACGCTCACAGATATGCCGATAGGCTTTGATACTGAGCACGCTCACGTTAACATCTACCCTACTACACTGGGCATGATGTACCTAACGTCGCAGTTGGTAGATAGCTTGGAGCTAGACAAAGAGTTACTTCAAGCAGATCCATTCTTGGAAGCATTGCGAGTTGCAAACACCAAAAGGGAGACATGCTGCAGATTGATTGCATATCACTCACTCAATACAAAGAACGAAATACTAGACTCCAAATGCGTAAGCAGGCAGACGGAGGTAATCTTCAAAGAATGTTCCAACGAGGATATAGCCACTCTCCTCATCATCATCCTTAAGGCTAACTCATACCAGACAATAGCCAAAGAGACAGGAATGGAAGAAGAAGCGAAGCGTATGGCAAAGGTCAACGCAGCGAAGAAGTCGGAGAATAGCTTTATCTTCGGAGGTAAGACAATATGGGGAACACTCATAGACGCTGCTTGCGAAAGATACGGATGGACTTTCGATTACGTGGTATGGGGAATATCGTATAACAACCTGACTCTCATGCTCAAAGACAAGATTACTTCAATCTATCTGTCTGACGAGGAGAGGAAGAAAGCCCATATACCGGCAGCAGGGGAAGAGGTCATCGATGGCAACAACAAGGAGGCGGTCATGAAGGCGGTGATAGAGTCCGAGACCGAGATTTAACCGAAGTCTTCCTGCGCACGCACGTAAAGTTCCCATATCGAACACTCACATGTGGTGTTTCCCCGGCGATTCTTTATAACAGAGTATAAATTCAAGGAAAAATAGAACATTATGCCAAGCATTAAATTCGATACAATAGTCGAGACAGCCAAGGTCGTTTCCGGTTTTCGAGACATTCAGAACGCAGTTCATCAGACTGCTGAGAGGGTTGAGAAGGATGGAAAGTCTATTGACGATGTAATCTCGAATATACAGAACAGTATGAACATTGCCATTGGCGGTTGGAGCATTGGTAAGTTCGTCAATCAGATGATGCAGGTCCGCGGTCAGTTCCAGCAGACAGAAATGGCATTCAAGACAATGTTGCAGTCTGAGGAGAAAGCTGATGCTCTCATGAAGCAGATGATCCGCACGGCAGCCATCACACCTTTCGGGGTTGAAGACGTTACAGAGGGAGCCAAGCAGCTCCTTGCGTTCAACGTAGCAGCCGAGGATGTCAACAAGACGCTTATCGGATTGGGAGACGTTGCAGCAGGTATGGGTATGAACCTTAAAGACCTCGTGATGCTTTACGGCACCACCATCGCCAAGGGCAAGATGGACACGATGGACCTGTACCAGTTCCTCAACCGAGGTATTCCTATCGCAGACGAGATAGCCAAGGTTATGGGTCTTGACGTTACCAACGCCATCAAGGAGGTCCAGAAGCAAATCAAGGCAGGCAAGGTTACCAGCGATATCTTCATCCAGGCAATGCAGAGCATGATCGCCGAGGGTAGCAAGTTCGGTGGCTTGATGGAAGCTCAGTCCAAGACTATTACCGGTCAGATAAGCAACATCGAGGATGCTATCGAGCAGATGTTCAACGAGCTGGGTAAATCCCAGGAGGGTGTTATCAATACCGGATTGGGAGTCGTTTCCACCCTCGTTGAGAATTGGGAGACGGTAGGCAAGGTGCTTATGACTGTCGTTGCAGCGTATGGAGCATACAAGGCTGCGGTGATAACAATGATAGCAATATCTAAGGCACAGGTAGCTTGGGAGAGTGCGAAAGCATTCTTGTCTTTAGCGAAGTCTATCACAACCGCCAAGGATGCCATGGCTCTGTTCAATTTGGTCTCTTCTTCAAATGTTCTCGGTCTGGTTCTTGGTGCAGTAGCAGCTAGTGTCACGATGTTTAATCTATTCGGCAATAGCGCTGAGGATGCCGCTACCAAGACATCAAAGTTTACCGAGAGTGCAAATGAAGCATCAAGCAAGGTCGAGTCGCTAGTCTCCATTCTGAAGACTGCAAAGGAAGGCTCCAAGGTTTACAAGGACACCATCAAGGAGCTGTCAAACATCTATGGCAACTACGGGATTGCTATTGACAAGATCAAGGAAGACGAGAGTAACCTTGTGGATGTTAAGCAGCAGGAGATAGATAAATCTAAAGAACTCGTCGAGCAAATCAAGCTGGAGGCTACAGAGCGCAACAGAGCCAATGCAATCTCCAAGGCTAATGAAGAATACAACAACCGTGTTGATAGCGCTCAGCAAGCCCTTTTGGGTAAGTTGAAGGATTATGGAACCTCTAGCAGCGGTATAGCCGTCGGCATTCAGAATATCGTATCTGACTCGGTTATCAAGCAGTTTGATGACCTAACACAGAAGATGGCTGGCTTGAATGAGCACTCCAAGGAGTATCAGACCTATCTGAAGCAATACAATCAGCTGGAAGCTTCTTTGATATCCGAATCTGAAAAGCTAGCTAATGCTTTCGGTTTTACAGGAGACAAGACAAGCGATGCCAGGAAGGCTTTGATAGGCTATCTCTATGAACTTCGAGCTGCAAAGAAGCTGCATACCGAGGAGGCAGATAATATCAACAAGGCTGCAGATGCTACTGAAGATTTCGGTAATAAGGCTACCTCAACCAAGAACAGGATAAATGCTTTGCAGAAGCAACTCCAGGGTGCCGGCGAGGATGTACACGTTCTCTACAACCGTGTCAAGGAGTTCATGCAGAACTATTCCGAGAACAACATCAACTTCCACGTCAACTTCGATGCCAAGATACCATCGTGGATGCAGAATATGAATATTCCGGAGCTAGGACGCTTAGGTAAATACTTCTCTGCTTTGGCACGCGACCTTGCAAACAACAAGAAGTCTGGTGCGCTAGTCAATGGCAAATGGATGTCAACCAAAGATATCGCCCAGCGAGGATGGGATTACACCAATGCGGCGAACACCAGGCAGACCAAGGCAGAAGACGATGCAAAGAAGAAGCGGCGTGAGAAGGAAGAGGCAGAAGCCAATGCCAAGAAGAACGCTACCAAAGCCAAGAAAGCAGCCGCCGATGCCAAGAAGCAGGCAGAAGACCGGAAGAAGGCCCAGGAGGAACTGAATGAGGATTTGAAGCAGCTGCAGCAGGAAAATATCGATACTGATATATCTCAGATGCAGGAAGGCACGGAGAAGAAGCTTGCTGAAATCAAGAACGACTACGCCAAGCGTAAAGCCGAGATTGACAAGCAGGAAGCAGAGTTCAAGAAGAAAAACAAGGAAGCTGGCAAGAAAGTAACCCTTACCTCTGCTCAGTCCAATGCTCTCTCCAAGGCTAGAGACCTCGCTACCCAAGAGTACAACAAGAAGCTTGATGAGGTCAACAGGGAAGCCCTCACCTCTATGCGTGACTACTTGAAGGAGTATGGTTCTCTCTATCAGCAGAAGCAAGCCATTGCCGAGGAGTACGAAGAGAAGATTGCCAAGGCTCAGACGAAAGGCGAAAAGCTCTCTCTTCAGCAGCAGAGAAAGAAGGACCTCCAAACCATCGAGATAAATTCCATCAGACAGAACATCGATTGGGGAAGCATCTTCGGAGACTTCGGAGCTATGTTCAAGGACCAACTGGAGCCTACCATTGAGAAGCTGCAGGAGCTCTCCAAGAGCACCACAGATGTTAATGAACAGAAGACTATACAGGAACTTATCTCCAAACTACAAGGCTCTGCCACCGTATGGGATAGTGACATCTTCAAGAAGGTTTCGGATGACATCAACGCCTATCAGTCAGCCATGCAGGGCTATATTGATGCACAGGAGCGTGAGGCAGAAGCCACGAAAGCTGTCACCAAGGCGCAGGAAGACCTCGCCAAGGCTAAGAAGAGCGGTGACAAGACAAGTATCAGCAAGGCTGAAGGCAACCTCTCTAGAGCGCAGAACGTACTCGCTACCGCATCTAACAATGTTTTGGAGTTCGGTTCATCAGTTCAGAAGGCATCATCAGACTTGCAGACATCTGCACAGAAGGCAGTTTCTCAGTTTCAGCAGCTTGAAAATGGCTTGCAGGGTCTTACATCGGGGTCGCTCAAAGGCATAGGAAACTCTATCCTAGGGCTTGACAAGCTTTTCGGTGGCTCTATGCAGAAGGACGTTGCCAACACGCTTGCAAAGGGCATCCAAGGGTTGCTCGGTAAAGATAGTGACGCAGCCAAATCTCTGACGAAAGCTTTAGGAGATAGCGGTATGGCAGGTGAAATAATCTCCGCAATACTCGGCATCCTCGATATTCTGAAAGATGGCTTCGGAACACTCATCAGCAACCTCATGGACACAGTCTTTGGCGCAGTAACGGGCATCCTTGATGATGCTTTATCGGGTGACATCGTTATGAAGCCATTGAAGAGTATCGGGAACAACGTTTCTCATATACTCAACACTCTTTCGTTTGGTGGTTTCAATAGTCTGTTCGGTGGAGACGGAAATTCAAAGAAAGTACAGGAAGCTATTAACAACCTCACTTCTTCCAACGAGAGATTACAGAAGTCCATCGACAAGCTGAAAGACACCATGACAGGTACGTATGGTAAGGAGTCCACCAATGCTTACAAGGAAGCAAAGCGGCAGCAGGAGACTTACAACCACAACGTCATGGAGATTGCGAAGCAACAGATGAGTTATCATGGTTCGCACCACTCATGGAGTAGTTATTGGAGCGGGTTCAGTAATGAGCAGTTGGCTAAAATCAGACAGAACGTGAAGAGTGACTTCAATGGTGATATTACCACCCTCACACCAGAGGAAATGAAGAAGTTGCTTTCATACCAAGATTTGGTTGATAAGATCAGAGGAACAGGTAAGCATTACAAAGGACGTTCTGCTTACGGAGAGTCGGTTCTTGACAAACTCGAAGACTATGCGGACCTTGCTGGTAATCTTGATGAGCTGACTGAGCAATGGCGCGAGTCAATTACTCAGATTTCCTTTGATAGCATGAAGGATAACTTCATCAGTAACCTCATGGATATGAGTAAGTCTGCGCAGGACTTCTCTGATGATTTCGCAGAAATGATGCAGAAAGCTCTTCTCTCCTACTCGATGGAAGACCTCATGAATGGGAAATTGAAAAAACTCTATGAGGATTGGGCAGACGCAATAGATGCAGCAAATGGAGATTCATCGAAAATCGACATAGAAGCATTCAATAAGCGTTACGATGATATTGTCCAGGAAGGCTTGAAGAGGCGTGATGATTGGGCAAAGGTGACTGGCTACACTGGTTCTTCATCCTCATCACAGACTGCAACAAGCGGAGGATGGGCATCTATGGGGCAAGATACCGCAGACGAGCTGAATGGTCGCTTCACCGCCCTGCAGATTGCAGGAGAGTCCATCGCTCAGAACATGACTACCACCATATCACAGATGGAGAGCATCGTTACACTCGGAATCTCAACCAATGGCGCGGTATTGGAGATTAGAAACATGATGATTATGACAAACAGCTACCTCGAAGACATCGTGAAGTATTCAAAGCTCACCTATAATGACTTCGGAACCAAGCTGGATGATATGAACAGAAGATTAAAGGATATTTAGCCTCTACAGGCTTTTTCGCTAGTCAGCCCTTACAACTATACTCAACAATGGTAAAAGCGGCTCACAGCGAAGCCTATGAGGTTATTTAATGATTAAATAGCTATGTTAAAGGGACAACTTTATATCAATGGCAAGGATGCCTATCTTACGTGGGGCATATTCTTAGACGAAACCGCCCTCAGTGCGCTCATGACTCCTGCACCGAACAAGGAGTTCATCAGCAATAAGTATCGCTCAAAGGACGGAAAGTCGGTTATCAAGCACAATCCAAGGTTGGACGAGAGGGAGATAACGCTGCCATTCAATATGACCGCCAAGGACTCAGATACGTTCTTGACGAACTATGCTAGGTTCTGCGAGGAGGTTCTTGCCAAGGGAGAGTTGGTTATCCGCACCCGATTCCAGCCTAATGTGTGGTATCGGTGCATCTATCTTTCCTGCACTCAGTTTAGTCAGTGCATTCGGGAAATGGCAAAGTTCAGCCTAAAGCTCAACGAGCCAGACCCTAGTGACAGAAGTGAAACAAGTAAATATACAAGCTAATGATTCAGATTAAGAGAAATAACAAGGTATTCTTCACATTAGAGGACTTCGGCGAGGGTTCTAAGCTGTCATATCAGCTTATGGACCACCACTACATCATCTTGAAGTTCACTACGGCTACTCCTATCTATTTCGAGATTGGGGACTCCGTAGAGATTCCCGACTTCGGCTACTTTGAGCTTACATCATCATACTTCCCTAAGCACAATGATAGTGATGGCTACGACTACGAAATGCAGATGGATGCCTACTATATGTCTTGGAAGAATAAGATTTGCAAGTATCGCCCTCAGCACGGAGCAAACGAGACCTCCTTCAAGCTTACCACAACGGTAGGCGTACACATGAACGTTATACTCGGCAACCTCAAGGCGCTAGGTCTTACGTACAATGGCAAGGAGTTCTCTGTTGACTACACTACGTACAACAACAAGGCTTTCGATGTTCAGAAGAGATTTTTGATCGAGTACGGCTCCATCAGTATTCTCGATGCTCTCAACGCCATCTGTTCCGAAGACGCACTCAACTGCGAGTGGTGGATAGATGGCTCCATTATATACCTTGGATATTGCGAAATGGAAGGACAGACAACATTCGAGCAGGATGTTAATGTTCTGTCTATGTCCTATTCGGAATCCAAGTCAACTTATATCACGAGACTGTACGCATTCGGCTCAGATAGGAATATTCCGAAAGGATATTTCACTGGTGCCGATGCGGACGTCACCACCGATGGTGTTGCTACTGATTACCTCATGCTTCCAAACAAGGAAGTGGATAGTGATGGTTTCTACGCAAAGGATGGCTACCTGGAGAACGTGAATGTCGTAAAGAACGATAAGCAGGCTATCGAAGGTGTCGTGATGTTCGAGGACGAATACCCGAAGGTTGAATGCAGGGTGAGCAGAATCAAGACCTACGATAGCACTGTTGATAACGATGATGGAACTAAGACTACACAGACGTTTTGGCAGATTGGTTCAACGGACTCCTTCGCTGAAAGCTTTGAAGCTAGTTGGATAAAGAGCAACCTCACTCTAGGTATCAAGTTCACTAGCGGTGCCCTCATGGGTATGGAGTTCGATGTTAGTTTCAAGATTATAGACAAAGAGAACTTTTTCGAGATAGTGGCTAACGACACCTACGGAAGAACTCTCCCCGATAGTGTCATGTGCCCGAAGGAAGGTGATAGGTTCTTCCTGTTCAATTGGGACGCAACCAAGATTACAGATACGGACCTCATCCCTACTGCTCAGTTATCTCTGTTCGATAGAGCGAAGCAGTACTATCAGAAGACCATGATCAGCAATTCAAACTTCACCTGCACGATGGATGGCGATAAGTTCTACAATGATGGGATATACGATTACCATCCTCTCGGTGAACAGGTAAAGCTGATTAATGATATGTTTGCGCAGGTGGACGCGGATGGCAAGCACTACAGAAACTCTCGTATCATCGGCATGGAGATACCTTTGGATATCCCTTACGACCACCCTCAGTACACGGTTGGCGAGAAGGCAGCTACTAGCCGGTTGGGTAAGTTGGAAGACAAGGTTGATTCCATCAAGGTGAATGGAATGCAGATAGGCGGCACAGGAAGCGGTAATGGTGGAGGTGTCTATGTAATCGGCATGAACGATACCACTCCTGCATCCGATAGTAACGTTTATTCTGCTAGACGCTCTAGGATGGAGTTTGTATCTAGGCTGCAGGATAACACCGCAAAGAGCACAATCACTTGGGAGAAGGTGCAGAAGCTTTTAAGTGGATTGTTTGTCGGTAACTCCAACAATGAGAACGGAGGCTCGTGGACTCCAGACGCAGAAGGTCGTTCACACCTCATCACAGATTACTTGGAGGTAAGAATGAAGGCTATCTTCGAGGAGCTGGTCATTAATAAAACATCCACCATCGGTGGTAAGGAGATAATCTCTCCTGCTGGTGGCGTGGTGGCTCATAAGGTAGAAGAAGTTACTGTGACATACAATAATGTGTCACAGAAGGCTTATCGTTGCTATTTCTTAGCAGAGCAGGATGGTGATGAGGTAGATAATGATTTCGCTGTTGGCGACCAGGTGCGCTCGGAATCATTCAATGTTCGCAAGGGCACTTATCACAAGGCTGGCAATCACTTCTATTGGCGATTGGTAATCGGTCGTGATGAAGACCCTGTAGAGCTGGAAGGAAAGAAATATCATTATATCGACCTCTCTGATACCGATTGCGCTACGGCAAGCGATGTTCCTGCTAAAGGTGATGTGCTCAACCAGTGCGGTAATAGAACCGATGTGGAACGTCAGAACTGCCTTATCTTCTCGGCGGTAGATACCTATTCGCCATCCATTAGCCTCTATCACGGCATCAACAGCTATTCCTTTGCAAACAAGGAGTATGTGGAATATGGCGTGAATAAGCAGACCAACAAGGCTTTCTTTAACGTTTATGGTGATATGTATGTAGGCGATCGACCTACTAAGGAGAATGGCTATGAGGGTGATTCCTATGTCAAGTTTGATAGCGAGACGAAGAAAGTAATCATCAAGGGAGACTTGGATATAAAGTCCACCTACGATGGAAAGACCTTGGATAAGTACATCACCGAGAAGAGCTTGGATAAGAATGCCGTTGAGACCATTATCAAGAAATCGGATACGATTACCGACCTTCAAAACCAGATAGACGGAGCTATTGAGACTTGGTTCTATGAGGGTGTGCCTACCTTGGATAATGCCCCAGCCATCAGTTGGAAGACCGACAAGGATAAGAAAACCCACTTGGGAGACCTCTACTATGACAACAAGACGGGCAAGGCATACCGCTTTGCCAAGGATGGCTCTACCTATAAGTGGATTATCATCACAGACACGGAACTGACCAAGGCAATCGAAGATTCAAGCCAAGCACTCAAAGATGCAAAATCAAAGAGACGTATCTTCGGCTCTCAGCCAGTTCCCCCATACGATGTTAACGATATGTGGGTGAATGCTACATATCCGAACGATGGTAGCACCTATAAGAACGAAATCTTGAAGTGTTCCACCGCCAAGGCAGAAGGAGAAAAGTTCGATATTGCCGATTGGAAATTAGCTAGCAAGTATACTGATGACACAGTAGCAGAAGAAGCCAAGAAAGCTGCTGAGAAGGCGCAAGCTGAGATTAAGACGACACAGAGCAACTTGAACGCCCTCGGAACGACTGTTACCGAAAACAAAAAGACGTTCGACAGCTACGTCAAAGATGGCTACCTAGAGCCTTCTGAGATTGCTGCAATGGCGCAGGATTCCAAGCGACTTGAAGATGCTTTCGCAGCTGCCGAGAAGTCGTACAATGAAGTGAAGGGAGCAGAGGTGCTAAAGAGTACAAAAGAACTCACCGACCTTAATACTGCTTTCACTACCCTCTCTACTGCCAAGACGGAACTCATCAAGGATCTCTCAGATATTTCTAAGAGATACAATGAGACTGATACCAACGGCAAGGCTGCTATCGTCTCAGCCGTGGGAACGAAGTTCACCAACTTCCAGTCCGCATACAGCGCATTCTATGACAAACTTGGCTTGGCAAACGCCTATATCACTAGCAAGATATATGGTGACTTGAAGCAGAATATCACAGACCTCGCAGGTTACAAGTATCTCAAGGATGCGCTCGGTCAGACTACATATGTTGACGGTGGTCTTGTAATGACAACGCTCCTTGCGCTGAGAGACGGAGACGGAAACGTTCAGAGCGGTATCAACGGAGCAATAGACAAGAATAGAGGAAAGAAGAGTATCGCAACATGGTGGGGCGGTCAGATGGTGGATAAGGACTATAATAGCGGAAATCTTACCCCTGCAACCTCCCTCATCCGCTTCGATGGCTCGGGTTATCTTGCCAATGGTGCTATCTGGTGGGATGTGAGCGGAAAGGTTCACGCAGACCCTACATCGTTTATCATCAGCGAAAAGAATCTTGGCGCATACCTCACCTTCTTCGAGCCGACTTGGAAGGAAGGAAGTGCAGGAACGAGCGTTGCCGACCTTGTGTCTTTGAAGCCCAACGCTCCATTCTCTAAACTTGGCGTATCGGGCGATGCTACATTCGAGGGCGCAATCTCCTTCCATGGCATTAAGATAACGTATGATGCAACCAATAAGGCTATCAAGATTGATGGTAATCTCTATGCCACAGGCGGTATCACGGCATACGGAGCAGGAGCATCTACCACGGGCGGTGGTGGCGGCTTGATTGCAAGCGTAATCAGCTATGCGAGAATCATAGAGGGAAACTATACGGATGCGGACTTGACTAGCATTCCGAATGCCTATGCTATAAAGGCTCTCAGCAGCCGAATTGACAATATAGCATCAGAGCTTGGCGGTCTGAGCCTTTCTTGGAATAACATCACGGGTAAGCCATCAACATTCACACCTAGTGCGCATACCCATAAGTGGACAGAAATCACTGACCGCATCACGAAGGTAAGCCAGCTTACCAATGATAAAGGGTATCTGACTGCTCATCAGTCTCTCGCAAGCTATTATACCAAAGCGGAGATTGATGCAAAGGGCTATACTACCAATAAGGGTACTGTTACATCTGTAGCTCTTACCCTTCCTACTGGTTTGACGTGCGCAACTAAGGTCATCACAACAAGCGGTACGTTTGCTATTAGTCTTGCTTCGGGTTATTCTATACCGACAACGGCAAAGCAGACGGCTTGGGATGGTGCGGTATCGGCAAAGCATACTCATAGCAATAAGTCTGTACTGGACGGCATTACATCAACGAAGGTAACTCGTTGGGATAGTGCCTATGACTGGTACGCCCTTATAACTACTGACGAGGAGACTGCGGACGGCGTTATCAATAAGTGGAACGAGGTGGTTAGCTTCCTCGCAAATATTGCGCAGACAGACACTTTAAGTGGTATCGTTGATGGAATCAATAAGTCTATATCTGACGAGGTAACAAGAGCGAAAAAGGCAGAAGGGGTGAACGCTTCGGGCATATCCAACAACAAGACGAGTATCACCACCTTGCAGGGCTACTTTACAAGCGGTTCAGCGAAAAAGGCTCTCCAGCTCACGAATACTCGCAAGCTTTGGGGTAACTCGTTTAACGGTACTGCCGATATTAACGGAAGTATCATCGTGCCTGACGGAAAGTACATCTCCATCGGCAACATAAAGATGGAGTATGATGCAACCAATAAGGCGTTGAAGATTACGAACACTACGACTAACGAGGTGGCAAACCTCTATACTAGTGGTGGTGTTTCTGCCTATGGTGTTGGGACATCCTCATCCAGTGGTGGCGGCTTGAACGGCAGTGTGAAGAGTTATTCAAATGCCTTGAAGCTTACATCAGAATCGCTGAGTGAGATTGCCTCTGCCTACTCCATCAAGGCTCTTGATTCTCGTATCTCTAGCTTGGAAGGTGGTAGTGCAACAAGTATTGAAACCACAGGCTCAGGCAATGCCGTAACTAGCGTGTCGAAGAGTGGAACAAAGATAACCTTCACAAAAGGCTCTACATTCTCGCTCAATGGGCATACACATACTTTTGCAAGTTTGACCTCTAAGCCAACAAGTCTCAGCGGATATGGTATCACAGACGGTGTGAATGCCGTTAGCGTAACAGGTTCTGGGAATGCGATAACAACCGCATCTATCAGTGGGCATACCTTGACCTTGACGAAGGGTAGTTCTTTCAGCTTGTCTAACCATACTCATTATGTGGGAACGACACAGGTGCAGGGCAGCAGTGCCGAGCAAGCCTTGACAGGAATCACCAAGATAGACAACATCTTGAAGTTGTCAAAGGCTAGTGTCACCGTCAACACAAGTTACAAGGCAGAGCAGAATCGCTTGGTGATTTATGGAACTACCTATGGCAACGATGCAAACTACATCAAGTCGGCTGGAAAGCTGTCCTATGGCGATGGCGGTCCGCAATTGGTTTTCTCAACTAGCGATAACCCTGATGCAAGTGGCGTTCAATCGGCTGCATTGGTTTATACTGACCATGACACTATAGGAGCAGGTGTAAGCCTTTCTTTCGTTACGAACCAAGGCGATGCTTACTTCATCGCTCCACACATCAAGGCACTCACGGCGTTCCAAGGAAACCTTGCGTGGAGCTATATCACCAACAAGCCAACCACTTTGTCGGGATTTGGCATTACGGATGGCTTGCGCTCGGTTACTCAGCCAAGTGGAAGCAATGTGTTCGTGACTGGCATATCCACCAGTGGAACAGCCATCACCTACACCAAGAGCTACACGAAGAAGAGCCTTTCTGCGGTGGGCACTTCGGGATGGACTAACGCATCGATCGATGGCAACATCATTCCTGACATGAGCTTCATAGCTTACTGGAACGGAGCATATAGTGGCACTAGTTCAAACCTCGCCTATTGCAACAAGGGTGCTTTCGGCTCGTTTGCAATCAAGAACAGCCTTGCCTTCTCAGAACTCACAAGCAAGCCGACAACGATAAGTGGTATGGCATTACTGATGCTTATACGAAGTCACAGGTGGATGCCATCGCCGCAAAGTACTTGCCTTTGACAGGTGGAACGCTCACAGGTCAGCTTAAGATTGAAGCTAGCGCATTGAATGGTGCTTACAATGGATTGCGCATTGGCGATGATTGCTACATTGGTGATTGTAACTTTGGCAACACTATCGGCTTGATGGGCGTTGGCAACAACAACGCAGGAATGGTGAAGTTCGGCAAGGGAGGTATGCAATTCGGTTACAACGGCTCGAATCACATAGCTTCGACTACCGCACAATGGACAAACCTCAATGCGGATTTGCTCGATGGTTGGCACAAAAACAACATCGTATGGTCGGGAGCGGTAAACAGCAACACCGCAAGCCTTTCCCACTATTGGGCGAAGTTGTTTGACATTACCGTCACAGGCAACCAATATGATGATAGAAATTTCACGTTCCTCTTCTCCAACGGATTTAACGATACCTTTTCGGTTGTCGTGTTGAGAATCCGTCAGAATGGAGCGAAGGACTCTGGGGCATACAACTTTGGCATATCCTTGCGTGAGTTGGTTGGAAACATGTCTTCAAGGTTGCGTGTGTACTACAACAATGCAACTGGCAATGTTCAACTTTGGGGAAATTGCCAACGTCAATATGGAAGTCTGTCTTACACAATCATCAAGAAGACAGGACGCACGTCTGCCGATTTCACAAGCCAAGGAACTTTGGTGACAAATACATCGTTCTCTGCGGCTCAAAGCTTGCCAGCAACCACAGGGGATAGCCCTTACACCTTGCTTGATGGTGCTACGAGAATTGGCATCGTGAATCAAGCAGACCAACTTGTAACGGCAAGAACCATCTGGGGACAGTCGTTCAACGGAACGGCTAACGTGAGCGGTGCTTTGAGCGGTGTGACCACCATCAGCGCAAGCAACACCATCAGTACCACCTTGCAGAATGGTGCGCTTAAGATTGGCAACAAGTTAACTCCTATTAGTGCCATTGATGCGCAAGTTATTTTCAACACAGGTGCGGCTATTCGTTTTGGTGAAACTGCTTGGGATTGGAATAAATGGGCTGGTCTTAAATATAATCATTCTGATAAAACTATTTATCTTGGTATAGCTGATGGTTCTGCGTTTACTGCTCTGAATCCACAAAATGATGGTACACTTAAATTTCCAGGTATTACAACTATAATTCCTGATCCTGCAGCTAGAATTGGAGGTAGTGGTGGTGATTTATATTTAGGTAATGGTAATAATACTAATTGGGTGAAAGTTCAAGACATGTGTAGTCAAGTAGATAGTAGTTATTGGAACATAAGACAATTAGGTAATGCTACGTTTAAAAGTCTTACTGTTAATGATGTTATTAGTTGTGATAGTATTATTGTTAGTAAAAATGCTGTTATTAATGGTAGTTTATCAGTTGCCGGATTAATAAATAATAAAGGTATATTACCTACAAATTATGAAGTTAATAATAAAGGAGCTGGTTGTTATGTTTCAGCTGATGCTTTATGTTCTGGAATTACTGCTATTACTGATAGTATACCAGTCAATAATCTTTCTATAGTTTATACTAATGATAACGGTAACAGTTGGGTTAATTATAATATATCAAATGATACTAAATTTAAGGCGTATGCGAATGTTGCAGGTGTTGATAGTTTATACTTAGGTGGCGATGTTATTACTGGTAATACTGATGCTGAAAAGTTAGCTCAAATAAAAAAGAACGAATTAATGTTTTCGTTTGAAATTCCTAACTCTTGTTATTCTCAAGTATATTTTGCTTGTGTTGATATGGGACAAGGTGTTGGTGTTACTTGTACTGTAGAATATTTAAATAGTAAAGGTGTTATAGTCAATACTTATATTAAATATATGACCGGATGGAACCAATTTAATTATATAAATCTATCTAGAGGTAACGAAGGTTTTCCTGTAGGAAATGATGATAGAAGATATATTCGTTTTAGATTTAAACATGACCAAAATACTACTGAATTACGAAATGCTTCAATAAATAAAATACGAATATTTTCTTTTACTAAGTATTCATTTCCTACTGATAGATTTATGGGGCATACAGGTCATATATATAACTTTGATTATAATATGAATACTTACTTCCCTAATAGCATTCTTGCTAAAGGTGGAGTTACAGCTTATCAATCTTCTGACATCCGCTTGAAGCAGGATTTGCGGAAGCTGGACTACTTGGGTATCATCAAGGCAATGGGTGGCACTTATGGCTTCGCTTGGAAGAAGGACAACACAAGGTCTATCGGCTGGATTGCACAGCATGTATTGCACAACCCTCAGTTAAAGGACATCGTGGAGACGGACGAGAAGGGCTACTACAAGATTAACTACTGGTCTCCGAAGCTGATTGCAACGGCATTCGGTGCTATCGAGCAGGTGGGCGATGAGGTCAGCAGGTTGAAGGCTCGGGTGGTCTTCCTTGAATCAGAGGTTCAGCGATTGAGTGGAGATAAGGAAGACTGCAACAAGAAGAGATTAGATAACAAGAATATTAATTTATTAAATTAGTTAAGAAAATGGAGAATTTAAAGATTAACAAGAAGAGTGAACAGACAACCGCCACTTATACCAAGGGCGGCTATCGAGTAGAAATCACCTACAATGTTGACAAGACGGGTGGCAACATCGAGAGCATCAATATGAGTATCTATGGTGACCCAAATGGTAACTATCTCGGCAATGCGAACGCAAGCTACAACGGCAGCGAGCTGACCTACAACATCAGCGGTGTTCCGCAGAGCAAGCTCAGTGAGGTATCAGCATTGATTAAGGAGGTTAATTCCGCTATCGCCGCTAATATTGCAAGCGAGGCAGCAGAGTAAGTATCGTGAGTATTAACGCAGGGTGGCTCTTATAGAGCTGCCTTGCCTAGTGTTTTAAGTTCTAAAGATTAAGCGTATGAAACAATTTATCTTATGGCTTGCGAAAGTATTCAATGTAACAGTAGAGCGAGTTGTTACTAAAGAAGTTATCAAGGAAGTAGAGACAGTTCGATATTTAACTAATGGAGAAATTAAAGGTGATGTTTCTATAGATGGTGATCTTCTTATTAATGGTAGTTTAACTGTTGCTGGTGGAATAACTTGTTATAAAGAAGGAGGTAATTATGAGTGTAAGTAATGGAAAGATAACTGCTCCAGTTAGTATAGACGATGTTAAAAGTGTTCTTGGCTATGGTAGCAACGACCTAGCATCCCTTTGCACTTACGAAGGCATCAACATGTGGGCGAAGTATAAGCCCGTTGACTCAGACAACGCTTTCCTTGATATCAATACTGGGTGGAAGGGTAAGAGGAATGACTGCAACATCAATTATCCTAAAGCAACAAGTATCTATGATATAAAGGGCTATTATTCGCAAGCGGACAACGGCTTCACCCATAGGACGGCATCTGCACCTTACAGACTAGGAGATTTTCGCGGGTATAATCATAACGCAAGAAGTGAATACCTAGGAATTGGCACGACAAGTCCATCAGCGGAAGATGCCGTAAGTATTAGCGCAGCATATAATCTGCAAAGTGTCGATTCTGACTGGATAAGCATGAAAGACTTGTTGGATGATGGTAACATAACCTATCACTTTGGTGTGTTGCTCTATAACAACAATGGCGACAAGCTACAGTATATGAGAACATCAGATACAAACATCGTTAAGTTTACAAAGGTCCACGCAGGCACATACACAGTCTATCCGTTTATGAGCAGCGTGGATTATACAAGCAGTGATTTCCCTCAGTTACAAGCGGGTTCGTATATCCCTATACCAGTATTACAGCCAATCACTCTTGTGGTGAAAACCAGAACAGACATTAATGCTAGCAAGGTTACACTAAGACAAAGTGGTCTTGGAAGTGCAACGATTGAGAATGTTGATAGCGTGTCTCATGTTGTTTCATTGCAACTACGTTTTTCTTCGAGCAAGGAAAATAGTAGTATGCAGGTTGGCGAATCTATTCTTATGAGAAATACAAAACTGGCTGGCGGTGATAGTAAAACCGTTCTTTTCAAGAACCAAATGCAGAGTGGAAAAACTTACGCATTATGGCTGTATGTGGACTATGTTTTGACTACTAAGCAAACGGTATTTAGCCAAGGAATTATTGATTAAAAATAATATTTGATTTTCTTGCCAGTTTGGGATATATTTCTTATCTTTGCAACGGAAATAGAAAGGTATTCTGTATAGCAAGTTAATTGGCGAAGAATATTTATAACATAAAAATAAAGAAACAATTATGAAGAAGATTAAGACAATCGAGGCTGTCGCAGCCTACAGAACGTTGAAAGCATTGAAGACATCATCTATGAGCGATGATGCCGCTATGCGAGTTTGGAAGAATATGAAGGCACTGCGCCAAGTAGCCGACACTTACGACAAGGATGTGAAGGAAGCGCAGGAGAGCCTGAAGGACGATAAGTTCGAGGAGATGCAGCACAAGCTTCAGGAGTGCCAGCAGTTGGAGCAGAAGCACGCCGATGAGGGCTACGAATACACCAAGGACGATTCAGCCAAGTTCGCTGAGGTCAATGAGTACTTCTTCAATCAGAAGCAGAAGACCGAGAAGTATTTCAAGGAACTTGCCGACAAGGAGGTAGAGGTAGCCATTGAGGAAGTTGACGAGAAGGAGCTGTTCAAAGCTGCTAAGGATTGCGGCTTGAAGTTCGCTGATATGGAGACCCTTGATGTTGTGATAGGATAATACCAGTGTAGATATAATAATAGCGTTAGAATTTGGCAAGAAAGCCGTTCTAACGCTATTTTTGTAGCCATCTACTTTCAGATTGTTACATTTTATAAAGTTTAACACAAAAATCAATCAAAAACCAATTACTTTTATTAGAAGATGCGTACCTTTGCGGCATCAATCTTTTAAATCAACTAAAATATAACAGCTTATGACTAAAGAGGAAGAAGATGAAGTCCATCGGTTAGTTCAATCAGTCGGTGTTGTACAGTTGTCAAGAGTAATGTTTAAGGACATGGACGTTAGCGAAATGATAAACGTCATTATCCTTGCAGGTAGAGGCTACAGCATAAAGCTACTCACTTGGTTTAAGTATTATTGTGAAGTGATGCCTCTGTTTATCATGCTTTTTCATATTGCATGCATGGTAACATTTGCGTCTCACGAAAAAGAAATGTGCGTATGGTTTAAGGAGAATTGGGTATCGGCAGCATTTATCTATTTTTCCGTTTACATCCATCCGCTTATACTTATAATTGCGAGCAGATTCTTTTGGCTCTGCTACAGATGGCGTATTCCGATGATCATCTACCTATTTGGGATAAATGCTATTCATATCGTATACTGGAATGTTTTTACCACCAAAGAAATGGTGGAAGCTAATGTTGTAATACTTGTAATGACCATTATATTTTATGTATATGGTTTTGCCGATAAGTATTTCTCAGGCAAGGGCTGTCAAAGTTTAATCTCTAGATTATAATGATATGGGAAAGTTATTTGGTTATCACACCTTGGGAGTGTTATTAAAATCGTTATCGGATTCTTGTTTTCGAGCAGACGAGCAAGAGAAGAGAGGGGAGAAGGTAACTGCTTGCGGAATGAGTAGCGATGAGATAGAAGACCTTTGTGAGAACTATCTGCCGTATGCTCTCAACCCGATGCTATCTACCGAGGAGGTCAAGGAGAAACTGCACGTTTCTGATGCTACACTCAATCGTATGGTTGCTAGAGGTGACATTCCAAATGGCGTTTGCAAAAAGCGAGGACACACCCGATATTTTAAGAAGTGGGATATTCTTCACTATATTAAGAGTAAGAGAGGTAAGTGATTGCCTCTCTTTTTTATTTAGCACAATATAATAGACAAAAAAACACACATTTCCCCGAAAAATATACGCACTTTTTGCCTTAAATTATACATAACGATTATACTATTGGCGTGGTATAGGAACTTTTTGTTTTAATTCCAAATTTCGATACTTTTAAAAATACAATATTTCGAGGAAATTATATACAATATTTCTTCAAAAATATATATATGCGTTTATATGAGTGCATAAAGTTTTGCACTTTTTCGTAAAATCTATTTGATGATTAAATATTTTGTTGTATATTTGCAGCGTTATTGTTTAATCATCAAATAGTTATAGTATGGCAGATAGAATTAAAGATATTGTTGTAGGCGTAGTTCTTGCACTCCTCGCCTATCTTAAACCGATTGAGGGCGAGTTGTCTTCGCTTATGATCGTCTTCACCCTCAACTTTATTTTCGGTTATCTTAGTGGCATGATTGCAAAAGGAGAGAATTTCGAGTTGAAGAAAGCAGTTGTGTGCATCGGTCACGCTACCGTGTTCTTCGTCCTTTGTGCAGCAGTATATGCAATCGGGCGATTCAAAGGACAAATGGAAGGTTCCGTTCAATGTGTTTCCTTTATCTCGTATCTAGTATTGTGGTTCTATGGATGCAATATTCTGAAGAACTTGAAACAGATATTCAAGAAGGGTACCCCTCCTTGGTATGTTGTTAGCTTTATGTACTACCTCATGCGTTTCAAATTTATCGAGAAGATTCCATATTTGTCGGACTATCTAAATTATACAGAAAAGGAGGAAAAGATATGATGTTAGCGATTATTATGGTGGCAGCTATTATAGGAAGCATTCTTGTATTTGGCTGCATTATTCAAGGAAATGATTATAGCGAGGAGGAGAAGTAAACATGGCTGATTCTAGTAAACTCGTTCCGTTTATCCTCAGTTGGGAAACGGACAAATATACAAATAACAAGAAAGATAAGGGCGGTCCAACAAAATATGGCATTACCCTTGCTACCTGGAGAAGAGTCGGGTACGACAAGAATGGTGATGGTGTTCTTAACGAAGAAGACGTGAAACGCCTTACTGAGGAAGACTTTCATCGAGTTTTTAAGCAGAACTATTGGAACGCTTGCAAAGCGGACCAAATCCAAGATCAGAGCGTAGCCAATATGCTGGTAGACTTTGCTTATAACAGCGGAGTTAGTAAAGCTGTAAAACATCTACAACTTGTATTAGGTATCACAGCAGATGGTATTATCGGTAATAAGACGCTGTATGCCATTAATAAATCCAATGGAGAAAGACTATTCGAAGCCTTCAAGAAGGATAGAAAAGCTTATCTAAAGAGAATCGCAGTCGGTGACCAGAAAGGTTTTCTTAAAGGGTGGCTTCGCAGACTTAGCTACATTACGTATGGTAATCTAAAATTGAATAAATGATGAAATGGTATGATATAAGATTTTGGAAATGGGCAACCATTACCCTAGTGGTAGGTCTTGCGCTTGTTTCTGTCTTAGGGTGCAGTACTCCTAGAGCAGTAACTACACAAACCTTCATCACAGACAAGCAGAGTGAAAAAAAGTTCGATTCCCTCTTCACTACCCGATTGTCTTATGCCTTCGAGCAATGGCAACATATCCAAAAGCGAGAAACAGAAAAGGCTACCAAAGATAGCAGCTATGTAAAAGATAGCACAGCAACCCGATATGATGCGCAAGGGAATAAGATTGGTGAAGATCGTTTTCATTACGAGAGTCACTATTTATTTGAAAAGGAACGAAGAATGCTCCTCGATACCATCAGTACATATAAAGCATACAAAGATAGCTTTATATATTACAGAGGAAGATGTGACTCCTTATCAAAGATTGGTACCTCTCAGTTCTATAAGATTGACGCTCCTTCTATAAAAGAGAAATCTCTGTCAAGTATGCAGAAGATATTCTTAAAAACGGGGCAGATGTTTTGGTTCTGCTTTATACTCATAGTTATGTACTTACTATATATATCAAGGAAGAAAAAGAAAGAATCTTAGAAAAGTTGTTTAATTAAGGTTTTGAGATTTATTTTGGATAACTAGGGCGACTACTCGTGATGAGCGGTCGCCCTTTTTGTTTGCAAAGTAAACTCTTCCGTTCTAAGAGGATTAAAAATGAGTCTACCTACTATCACCATAAACCACTGATTTAGAGCCACTAACGAAAACTATGATAGCCTTATAACTTATTTCAAAACAATTTTCTAACTTTGCACACGTAACGTTACAAATAGTGTTAGTTAAATATTAAGGTTAAATTAAAAAATTCGGGATATGGAAAGTAAAACTTACGTGTTCAATCCAGAGAGCGGCACAAGCGGCACAGGCTCTAATGGAATCTTGGCTATGCTTCCTGCACTCATGCAGAGACAGGGCGTTGACCCAGGTCTGATTGCACTCTTGAACAACCGTGGAAACGGAAATGGCTTTGGTGAAGACATCTTTGCAATCCTTCTGTTGTTCATCCTTATGGGTAATAATGGTATGGGACTCTTCGGAGGTAATCGCTGCATGGGTTCTAATGGACAGGGTGGCGTTATGCCAATGCTTAACAATGATGCCAATACCGCCGTTATCATGCAGGCTGTTCAGCGCAATGGCTTTGATGTTCAGAGCTTGGCTACAGCCCTCAACACATCAAGTGACGCAGTCATGGCTGCAATCAATGGCTTAGGTCAGCAGATTTGCAACCTCGGCAATCAGATGGGCATGAATGCTAATCAGATTTTGACTGCTATCATGCAGGGCAATAATGCCATCGCTACCCAGTTGGCAGAATGCTGCTGCAAGACCAATAACGCCATAACTGCAATGGACGGCAACATCAAGCTGTCTATCTGTCAGCAGACTCACGCCATCAATGATACGGCAAACGCCAATGCTTTGATGCTCCGTGACAAGGCAGATGCTAACAATCAGTCTGTCTTGGCTAAGTTGGATCAGATGCAGACACAGGCAATGCAGGATAAGCTCGATGCTTTGAGAGAGAAGAATAGTGCCCTGCTTGCTCAGATTTCCAATGAGCATCAGACACAGGCTTTGCAGTCTTATCAGGCGCAGGTTATCACACCAGTAAATGCGGCTTTGGCTGCGCTGCAGGCAGAGGTGGCTGGTATCAAGTGCAAGTTGCCTAATACCATCAGTGTTCAGTACCCTCAGTACGGAGTATTCAACAAGGACGTTTATACTGCTGCCGCCATGGGAGCTTATGCAGGTGATGTAGCGGCTTCTCGTTCAACTGTAGGATGCGGTTGTTAGGAAAGGAGGTAACTATGTTCCCTTTATATCCATTCAATCCATTTATTCCAATCGGTCAGAGAAACCAAATCAAACTTATTGATGTAGGCGGTATCTATGAGCTGAAGACAAATGCTCAGCAGGTCACAGATGCTAGTGTAGATTATGGTATCAATCCTTGCTACTACAATGCTTTGCCTTGCGAGTGCATTGTACTCTTGAAGATACATCAAGGAGTTGCCGCTGCAAGTGCGACACTTCCTGTTACAATCGTAACTCCAAATAGTGGTTCGACCACTGTTAACGGAACTGCTAACACTAGCGGAACTACTTCCGGCACAACAAAGGTGCCAGTTGTTGATCATGTGGGAAAGGCAGTGACGGGAGCTAACGTTTCTGAAACTACGGAGGCTTTGGCATACATCAATAAGAAGAGCGGTATTATCCGACTGCTTGGGTTTCAGCAGCCTACAGGCGGCTAACAGAGTATTAACTATGGGACAGACTGAAAAGTCTGCCCCTTTAAAAGAGAAAGAAAATGTTTCAAGGACTAAGACAGTCTTCTCTCTTCTACATCTTAGACAAGGGAGGAGAAAAGCCGACTCTAAAAATCGGTCAAGTAATATCGGTCAGCAATCCTCAGCAGAAATATCCTAGCTACGTGCCAGGACAGACTCCGACATTGGAGACGACCGTTGATGTTAAGGTACAAGTAGAAGACCAGCAGGTCAATTTCGAAAAGCTGCCATCTACGGCACAGATAGTGAACTTCGGCAATGAAGGTGTTGTTGTCAGTGACAGCAGAGAAGCTATGTGCGCCGAGATTGATGCTATGTTGCAACATTCCAAGGGAGTCGTGGAAAGTGTAGATTACCACAATGGAGTCATAAGCTCCTGCGAGGAAATGCTCACTAGAATCAACCCACAGATTGCTAAGGAAAAGCAGCAGGAAAAAGACATCAGTAACCTCAAATCAGAGGTCAGCGGCATGAAGGGAACGCTATCCAATATTGAATCCATGCTGTCTAAGGCTTTGAGCGGTAACAATTTTAAAAAGTAATTGCTATGGGATATATGGTAGAAATTACGGAAAACAAGTTCGATGAGCTTGTTGACAACTGCGAGGAAATGGTTCGAGCAGGTGGCAAGGTTATGAAGTGCTTGGATAGTCTGAAGCGTGAGCGTATGGGTAATCGTATGCCAATGCCAGACTATCGTGACAAGTGGGACGATGAAGATTGGCGTGACGAAGACCGCTATGGAGAGCGACGCTACTATGGTCGCCGTGGCGGTGGACGTTACTAATGTTTAATTCGGTGGTGGGGATTTTTCCCTGCCACCCTTAAAAGAAAGAGCTATGGGAAAATGTAGAATGCCTTTGGATGCTTACGATATGAAGCCAGAAGGAATGATAGCATATCTGAGATATAATGGCTGGCACTTCAACAAGAAGGCTTGCGAATGGGCAGTCAGTCAGATGAGAAAATACAACCCAGTCACCAAAAAGGATGAGGAGGTTGACTATATGGATAAGGAGAAGGTTGAATCCATCCTTACCAAGCAGGGAGTGACACTTGAAAATAATGTAGGCTATGATCATGTCTATGTGGCAAACATGGTTAAGGCTGATTTCTATAAGTCTTCCATCGAGGACGAAGCTCACATGGCTTTGTTCGTGAAAGATATGGTTGATGATACCGATCAGAAGGATGGCTTCATCTTTAACAGATTCTATGCCGATTGCAACCATAATGGCATCGGCATTCCATGGGATGATATTTTATGATAAGTCAAGAGATATATCTAGAAAAGTACGATTGGAAAGTTCTTGTGTTTTACGGTTTGGAATCATCAGATACCGATGAGGTATGCAACTCCCTTGTGCAGATAGGCTGCACAGAAAAGGCAGTCGAAAGCGCAAGGGAGCATTGCTTACGAGGAATACCGAACACAGGTCTAACCTACTCCAATCTTGCAGGTAGGAAGAGCGTGGTTGCTATTAGCAGGACCACATCAGAATATGAGTTCGTGAATACTGCCACACACGAAATGTTTCATGTTGTCACTCATATCTGCGAATCACTAGGTATTGACTTGAAAGACGAAGAGCCTTGCTATATGATGGGATGGCTCTGTCAGGCAGTTAGTAGGATATTCATTTAAAATTTAGAAATATGACGGACATTAAATTAATGGTGGATGCTGCAAGGCAGCTAAACCAGACTTGGAAAATGAGTAGTAATGGTTTGGAGACGGATAATAATCCAAACGATGTGTATAATGCTTTGTGCGAAGTGGATGAAGCAGTAACCAATCTAATAGACAAGATTGGTGAAGCTACAAAAATCATTACACTAAGCAGTATCTACAAGAACGCATAAAGCTCTGATACTCAGCGAGTTAAATTTAGTATTTTTAACTAAAATAAAGTGTGGTATATTTGCATATATCACATTTTTTTTGTACCTTTGCATATAGAAAGAGTGGTTATTTTGACTAACCACAGATTATGTTGAACCAATTAAAATTTATAAAGATGAAAGAAATTAAGGAAATCAAAAAGAATTATGAAATGGGATTCATTTCATCACAAGAATTTCTTTGTGAATATGCAGGTGCCCTTTCTAAACTTGGAGCGCAGGGTGAACTGATTGATGCTATGAATACAGTATTAGCTCCGCTTGCAGATTTCATTGTGAAGGACATCTTGAATGCCAGCGATGACGAGAAGAAACAGATTAAGGACTTCTTTAATTTTAAGTAGATATGGATACCATTCTTTTAATAAACGGATTAATTTTTCTACTTGTCGTAGCGATAGTAGATTTAGCAATGAAACATTAATAAAAATAAGCCCTCGACATCACGGATAAGTCACTTATATGAAAGCAATTAAAGTAGCAGTATTTTTTGAAATGATGAAAAGACTTATGATACAGTATTCATTCGACGAGTTGCAGGGTACTACTTTCAGAAGTCATTTCAGTGCAGTTGGCCTAGGAGATGCACAGGAGCGAAACGGCTTCTTCCTGGCAGCCTATATAACAGATAACTCTGTGTTACAAGATAGTTTTATGGAGGGAGTAAGAACATACCTTGATGATGCAGTTGTATATAAGTACGATTCTCCTTATCAAGAGAAGGATGTTCCGGAGAAAGAATTAATGTACATAATTGAGATTAAAA